CAAGATTCGAAATTATAGATGACACTCATAACTTTGATATTCTTGATTTTGATTTTGATGCGCCATCATCTGGTCATACATTAACATTAGCGTCAAATAAGTTTGTCATCGCTAACGCTCCTAATGGGAACTATAACCCATCGGCAAGCGTTACTGTTGACGGGAGCGGGAATGTAGCTGTTGGTCTTTCTGGTACAACGCATCGTTTCCATGTAAGTGGCTCTTCTGCATTCAGTGGCCCAGTTGTTGCAACGACTGTTAGCGCAACCAGCGTATCAAGCACAACGGCTAATATTACAACCGTCAGCTCTACGACTGTTAATTCCACAAACGTAGTAGCGACTGGAATTACGGCATCAACGGTTAGTGCGACAACGATTTCTGCAAGCGGTATCACAGCATCAGGGATTACGGCATCCGTGAGTGTAACCACTAGTGGCATTACCGCTAGCGGGATTACAGCTAATTCAGTTAATAGCACAAACATTTCAGCTAGTGGTCTTACTGCAAGTGGAGTTACGGCTAATTCTATAGGCTCAACCTCTGGTAGCATAAACTCATTAGTCGTTAATACGGTCATCCCATCTGGGACAAGCGTTCTCGTTAGCGGTGGGCTCATTGTAGGGCCAGCTAGCGGGGCTATTTTCAACGCTTCAGGCCACCTTGGAATTAATGTATCCCCATCTGTCCCACTCCATGTAAGTGGTTCCGTCAGATTGGATGGGCAGACTACGGCAACGCCTCCAGGAAATACGACAGTTGTAAATGCTTGGCTTTCAATAAACATAAACGGAACACCGTATAAAATACCACTCTATGTTTAAAGACCTCTTAGGAGTTATCGAAAAGTTTACAAAAGAACCCATTGCGGGTATGTTGTTCTTTACGATTATATGTGTTGGGTACTTATACCTCGACAATAAGACGAACTATCAGCAGCAAATCGTTAATTGCGGGAACAAGGTGGAGGCTCTTGAGCTAAAAGTTCAAGCTCTTGAGTATCGTCTAAGGGTTAGCGATAGCTTGCTTGTTAGGGCTTTGACTAAGTTAGAATCCATAAATCAACAATAATGAAGCGTATCTTCTTAACCATCTGTTTGTCGTTCACTGCTAATTCATGCTATGACGAGCGAATCATAGCCAAGCAGAAGGAAGCGAAAATACTTGACTCAAGCCTTTCCGTGGCTGACAGTATCGCAGTAAAGCTTGACCATGTGATTCACGAGCTAGATAGCAAGCAAGTCGTTTATACGAAGAAACCTAGCGCACGCCTTAAACAGCTTGAAAAGGAGAACAAACACCTCAAGGATAGCATCAAGAACCTCCACGAATACTTTGTAACCGACCCCATTGATGGAACAGCGTATCAAGAATCTCATTAAGAAGCACGGTTTGTCTGGGGTTAACAGCCCAAAGAAAACACCTAGCCACCCAACAAAGAAGGGCATTGTCCTTGCGAAGGAGGGTGATAGGGTGAAGCTTATCCGCTTTGGGGACCAGAACATGGGGCACAATTACAGCCCAGAGGCCCGTAAGGGCTTTAAGTCAAGACACGCTAAGAACATCGCCAAGGGCAAGATGAGCGCAGCCTATTGGTCGGATAAGGCTTTCTGGGGAGGCGAAGGTGCTGACAAGAAGATGCCACCTAAGTCTCAGAAATACACCAGAGGGCTGAAGAGGTATGCGGAAGGCGGTAAGGTAGCCACTAAGTCAAACCCTTCTCTATGGAAGCGCATTGTTGCATCGGTGAAGGCTAGCTCCAAGGGAGGCGATGCTGGGGAGTGGTCTGCGAGAAAGGCTCAGCTAGCTGTTCAGCAATACAAGAAGTCTGGTGGCGATTACAAAGGCCCCAAGAAAGAAACAAGCTTGTCTAAATGGACAAAGCAAGATTGGACGACCTCTTCTGGTAAGCCATCGGAGGGTAAGCGTCGTTATTTACCAAAGGCCGCATGGTCTGCTCTGTCTTCAGCGCAGAAAGCAGCGACAAACAAAGCGAAAGCAAAAGGTGATAGTGAAGGCAAACAATTCGTTAGCCAACCTAAATCAATAGCAGAAAAAGTAGCCAAGTATCGTAGTTGACATATTTGTACACTAACAAGATGTACCAATCTGTCTACTTTTGCAAACAACTGTAATTCAATTACTTATGGAAACAAACTTCAACCCGCTTGACAATCTAGCGAAGGATTTGGGAATCGAGATTTTTGATTCACCACCAACCCCAGAGAGCCAAGAAATCACATCGGATGTCAGTACCGATTCAAACACTGACGATAGTTCTTTGACATCAGGAGCTGACGATAGCGGTCAGTATCAAGACCAAGGGGGTTCGCAAGACGCAGGCGACAATCAATCTTATTCGGATGATTCCAATGTGTATTACAACCAAGGTTCGTTTGACAATCAAGATGACGAGCCAACCGAGGAGGAGACGCTAAGCTTTATCGATTCTTTTCTTCAAGAAAGGTACGGTAGCGGGCTTGAGGACATTCTATCGCAGCAGAGCAATAATGTAGATATCGACGAGCGGCTTTTGCCAATTCTTCAGTTCGTCAAGGATACAGGTCGCTCCCCAGAGGATTGGTTCCGATACCAAATGCTAAATCCAACCGAAATGGACGATTTATCAGCGGTAAGGATGCAAATCTCGACGGAGTACCCTGAGCTCTCCACACAGGAAATCAATGACCTCATTGAATCCAAATATAAAATCGGAGAGGATTTCTTTGACGAAAAGGAACAGAAATTGGCCCAACTTCAGCTCAAGATAGATGCAAATAAAGCTCGTCGAGAGATAGACGGCCTACGGAGTGGATACCTAGCAAGAACTGAAACGGGGAACGCTGGTGAATATGAAGTAGAATCTATCGTAGACGACAACTGGCTTCAAGAGATGTCTTCTGAGGTCGACGCACTCGAAGGAATAGACTTTGAAATTTCCGCTGGGAAAACATTCACTTTCGGGCTCAACGATTCTTACAAGAATAACCTTAAGTCAAAAAACGCTCAACTAGACTCATTCTTCGACCAATATGTCGAGCAGAACGGGCAATGGAACCACGAGCTGTTCAGTATGCATAGAACGGTTGTAGACAACATCGACGAAATTGTCAAAGCTGTTTACAGTCAGGGCTTGTCAGACGGACAGCGTAAGATAGTCCAGAACGTGGCGAACATCGATTCGTCCCAACCCAATGTCGGACCTGGAGGCCAACGGAATAGTCTATTAGAGCAAATCGAAAACATCATGGGTCAGAATGACTCCATGGTAAGATTCAAACTCTAAACCAAACTTTTTAAACCAAAAACAAAATGGCAAACGCATCAGGAACAGTTGCCTCTCAAGGCACATTAACCTCAGCGCCTAATGCACTTAGGCTCGCAACCCCAGACAAGTATATCTCTCTGGGTCAATTTCTCAACGAAATCAATAAGCCTGACAATCGCACTCAGCTTGTTAAGACTTTCGGAAACCAAGGTATCACTGGATTTCTTCAGCTGGTAGGTGCTGTTAAAACTGCTGGTACTGCTGACGAAGTTCAGTGGTGGGAAGAGCAGCGTCTCCACCCTCAGGCTAGCTTCACTGCTACAGCTTCCGCTACCGCATCTGCCGTAATGACTGTAGCTGTGTCCCCTGTAACAACTTCTGGAACAGCTGTGCTTCGTGTCAATGACGTTGTTCTTTGGGATAACTCTACGACTGTTCAGCGTGCTATTGTCACAGCAACTGGAACCAACAGCTATACTTTTCAGAGTCTGAACAACGTCGCTTTAACGGCACCAGTTAGCGCAACCACTTACAACTTGCCTATCATCGGTAACTTGTATGGACAGGGGACCGACCAGCCAAGCCAATACTTGGAGTCGAACCTTGTTAAGCGCACCAACCCTTACATGATTATCAAAGAAATCTTCAAAGTAACTGGTTCTCAAGCCACAAACATTGGTTGGGTGGACGTAGGAGGCGGAGATTATCGTTGGTTCATCAAGGGTGAGGCTGATACCCGTCAGCGGTTCATGGACAAGCGTGAAATGATGATGTTGCTCGGTCAGAAGAACATAAACACCGCCACTGGCGACTTTAGTTCTGCAAAAATCAGTGGTTCTGAAGGTTACTTCTCGGCCCTTGAAGACCGAGGCATTGTAACCAACGGATACTTGGACAACTTGACTGACCTCGATGTTATCTTGACCGTCCTTGACCGTAACGGTGCTGGTCCTGAGTACGCTGTTTACGTTGACCGTCTGCAAGACCTTGCATTCGATGACCTCGTAGCTAAAGGCGTTACTAACCAAGCTTTGACCGCTGGTGTTGCCACTCAATTCGGTGCATTCAACAACAGCCCGAACATGGCTATCGAACTTGGATTCAAATCATTCGGACGTGGCGGTTATACCTTCCACAAGCATGACTGGAAACTGTTGAACGAGCCAACATTGCTTGGTACTTCAGTTGCCACGACCGCTTCTGGTATCGGATTCGCTGGTGCCATGATTCCAATGGCTACTGTTGTAGACCCCAAGACTGGAAACCGTGAGTTCCCTCTGGAGATTAACTACAAGTCGACCAACGGCATCTCTCGTGAGATGAACCACTGGCTGACTGGTTCCTTCATGGGTGCTACCAACTCAACCTTGGACGTACTGCAGTTCAACTATTTGTCAGAGATTGCTCTGGTAACTCGTGCTGCAAACCGTCACGTTTTGATTAAGCGTTCTTAATTGACGTGACTACTCGCTGAAGACGGGGGCCCTTCGGGGCCCCCTGAATCAGCAAAAGACTTCTTAACCCCTAAATTCTATTCAATATGGCACAAAGACCACAAGTACAAAGAGAGGTAGACGAGATTCTATCTCCAGACGAAGCAAAGATTGCTTCAGTCCCCGTGTTCCGACCCAAGAGGCGTGAACCTGTCCAGCAGACTGGACGAAAACAAAAAATCTATCAGCTCGTAGAAGGCGGAGGAATCTGGTTTAAATTAAGCCAATCCGATATTACTGTCTACGATAAAGAGAAGGATACCGTTCGTTCTATTCGCTATTGCCCCAATGAGCCATCGATTTATGTGGATGAGCAATCTGCTAATGGCCGACGTTCTCACATTATCTTTACCGATAAGATGCTTGGTGTCCCAGCGAACCAACCAAACCTTCAAGAGTATCTTGAGGTACATCCTGGGAACACAAAGAATGGAGGCAGTATCTTCTACGAGATTAACACCGAGAGAAAAACGGATACCTTGCTCCAAGACGAGTTCTTAGTGCATGACGCTATCACACTGGTTCGTGATAAATCCATCGACGAGCTGTTGCCCGTTATCATGTATTTGGGCATTAGTACAGACCAGCGTAATCAGGAAATTCGCAGGGAACTCCTTATTGAAGCCAAAGCTAACCCAAAGGCTTTCATTGAAATGTTTGACAATCCGATTGTCAAGATGCGGGCCTCCATCAAGATGGCCGTTGATTGCGGGATTCTTCGCATGAACCAAGACGGTACATTCTGGGCCGACTCCAACAGATTGATTATTGCCACCCCCATGGGGCAAGATGGCGTTGACATGATGACGAAGTTCTGCTTGAGCGAGAAGGGCACCATTGTCCATCAGGAAATCCTGAAAAGGCTCGAAAAGTTTCAGTAAGCTTAACTAGCTGACAGATAAGGGGTTCCGTTTGAGAACCCCTTTTTTGTTGGTATATTTGCATCTAAAGCCGAAAAAGCATGGCAAGCGTCTATACCGTATACAATGCACTGAAAAACCTTGCAAACAAGGACCAGAGGGGCTTTATCACCCCCGCTGTGTTCAACTCCTTTGCTGGGGTTGCTCAGCTAAACGTATACAACAGATTGTTCGAGAAGATGACCCTAACCTCCTCCGTTCGCTCAAGGCAGCTTGCTGGTGAGCGTGAGGTAGCCCCTGTCAAGCAGATAAGGGAGGATTTGGCTAGATTCTATAAGGAGGTCACTATTTCTCAGACCTCGGCCTCTGACCAGACATTCCTCAAGCCATCGGATTTAGGTCGCATCATATCAGCTAAGACTTTTGGGACCTTCATCCTAGGCCAAACAACTAGCATTCCCATCGACCTCATTTACGATGAGGCGAAGATTGAGTATATCCTTCGTAGTACGCTATCTGTCCCCACGGAATCGAGGCCTGTTGCCCTTGTAAGCAATTTACTTGAGGTGTACCCCACAAGCATCAAGAAGATTAAGCTGAGGTACTACAAGCTCCCCGAAAGTTTGCTTGCGAATACTCTTACACCAACAAGGTCTCAGAACCCACCAACCTTTGGTTACTTGGGCTCTACAGAGACCTATAACCCTTCTGCGTCCTACGACTTTGAGCTGCCTGACCATTATGTTTCAGAGCTCGTTTTAGAGATAGCTAAAATGGTTGGTGTGAACCTTAGGGATTCCGATGTATATGCTTACGCTGCTGGTCAAACCCAAGCTAATCAATAATGGCAAGAAATCTTATCACGGTTGACCAGATAGTCAACGACTTCGTTTTGAGCATGGCTGGAGACGACTATTGCGCTGATGTAACGGACACCCTTGTTCGTAATTACGCACTGAGGGGCATCCGTGAGGTTGGGTTCGATATGTCAAAGGTCGTCAGGAGCCTCAAGCTTCCTGTTAATCAATCCTTAAGCACGGTTGACTTGCCAGACGATTTCGTTGATTTGGTTAAGATTGGCATCGTTGGAAGCGATGGATTGGTCTATGTGTTCGGGGAGAACAAGAACATCAATATGTCCCAAGCATACAAGCTGGATGCAGGTGGCAACCCGATTGAGGGCGATGATGGGCTCTACGAGCGTGTTGATGCCTACGGGACACCAAACGCTTACTCCAACCCTTTTGGGTATGAATCCTATCTGTTCCGCAACTTCTGGGATAATGATTCCTACGGAGCTCTTTACGGGCTTGGTGGCGGCCAGTATTCTGGGGAGTACCGAATGAACTACGACCAGAATAGGATTGAGTTGAACGGAAGCACAAGCTTTAGCGAGGTCGTTGTGGAGTATATCGCTGACGAGGCTCGCTCGGCCAACCCATCGGTGCATCTGTACGCAGAGGCTGCCATCAGGGCATTTATCTATTACAGGATAATCGAGCGTAAATCAAGCGTTCCTATGGCGGAGAAACAGCGTGCTAGGGCAGAGTACTTCAACGAGAGAAGGTTGGCGAACTCTAGGCTTAAGTCTTTCAATATGACTGAGGCTCTGAAGGTTATCAGGAAGAACTTCAAGCAATCCCCTAAGTACTAGTATGCCCATAGACAAACTTATACCAAGATACTTAAACAAAGACGACGACTACCTCCTGGTTAAATCCGTGGAGATGGTTGACGCTTTGAATATTCAAACCGCAGATGACGAAGGAGGAAACGCTGGAGTTGTCAAGAATGCTCTTGGTAACGTAGTAGTAAGTACTAATAGCACAGGCGATATCCTACCGATTGGAGGGAATATAGTAATAGGAACAACGTCGTGCAAGCAAACAGGAGAAATATTTTATTTTGTATATAACGGGTTCGGAGACCATAGCATTTATCAGTATACAAGCAAAAGGAATACTGTAAGATTGGTTTATCGGGACCAAGTCCTTAACTTTACAGCTACAGGGTTCGTTAAGGCAGACTGTTTAGTTAAAGAGAACGGGGATACACTGTTGTACTTCACTGACGGCATTACAGACCCCAAGAAGATTAACGCTACAAAAGCTTTAGCAAATACCTCTGGGTTTCTTGGTTATCCATACAGGCAGGTTGGATTAAGCGGTTATACTAGTGATGAGAAGCTTCTTAGTATCACCACTATTAAAGCCCCTCCATTAGAGGCACCAACAGTAGAGGTAACGACGGTTACTGGTATCATTTCCAACAACATAACCAAAAAGAACTTTCAGTTTGCTTATCAGTATATCTACGAAGACGGGGAGGTATCTGCTATTTCACCTTATTCGGAATTAGCCCTTGACATAAATGATTTCCTTGACGGATTTGGTGACGCTGATTCTGACTCCAGCAGAAATGCAATAAACATAACCTACAAGCATTCAAAAGGGGATGTTTCGAAAATAAGGATACTGTACCGTTCTGGTAATTTCCCTAATTTTTCTATATTCAAGGAAGTAGACAACAATCGCTCTTTATCTTCTGGTGTAGTTACATTCACTAATTCAACATTAGGTCAAATTATATCTGATAATGAGGTAAATAAACAATACGATGCTATCCCATTGTCAGCAAGAAGTCAAGTAATCAGCGGCAATCGGCTTTCTTATGGTAACTACCTTGAGTTTTACGATAATACCACTGTATCTGGCAATATTTTGTTAGAATACAACCAAGACGCTGGGAAAAAGACAAACATACTTTCCACAAATTTTGTTAATGGGCCTGGTACTATTGTCAGCGCCAATACTAGCGGAGTTAATAATCTGGAGTTCGAGCTGGATTTAGCAAATATGCCAGAGTCATCCTTATCCGACCCTTCTATTATATTAAATTTTTCCGTATTTATAAATAGGACCATTATAAACCAGTTAACGTCTCCTTTTAATGTTGGGCCTTTATCTGGGATTATTGGAGGTCTTACTCTCGGCAATATGTTGTTGGATATACAGAAAAAATCAACATTTACAGCATACTCGTCAAAAGCCGCTCTAGCATCTTCTGTAATAAACTTAATCGATGGGGATTATTTGTTCAATATTTCTCCAGAGGGAACATTGGTTAGCTCTATGACAACCGTTTCTGGTCTCTCTATATCGCTAGTTAATGTTTATTTTGCTGGTTCTTTGGCGGCAAATGTATCAGCTGTTTCGGTTTCTGGAAGCGTTATAAAGTTTAAGATTACGCCAAAGTCAAACGGTCTTAATATAAATTCAGTAAAGATAACCCAATATAACCCATTACTACAGCAATCGTTTGATGTTACTAGCTTTTTTGCCCCTGTATCGTGGAATGGCATATCTATAAACAATTTGTACAATATAACTTATAATGGGTTAAAAATCGTCAATTTGAATAGAAGCTTTTTTATAAACGATTCAACGTCTACAACTTTTAAATCTGGTCAAAACCATAAATTTGGTATTGTTTACTATGATTCCTATAACAGGAGTTCTGCTGTTAATGAATTAGGGGAGATTTACAATCCGACGGAAGGGGAAAGGCAAGAGGAATATGGCGCTGCCGCATTAGGGGCAGCTAAAGTCATAATAAGGCTTAAGTCAAGTCCTCCAAGTTGGGCAAAAAAATGGAGGCTTGTTTATTCACCATATCAAACTTATTCGTTTTGCTATACTTATTCTGCGGCAGAGGCTTTTGTTTCAAAGACATCTACCGCAACTGGCTCCACGCAAAATAGGTCTATTTACATATCTGCAAGGCACTTAGAGGGGAAGGATACATCATACAAAGAAAGCCGAAATTCAATCTTTAACTACACTTATGCCCAAGGGGATAAACTAAGGATTATTAGTTACGTCCCCTCAACGGCTAACGGTGGTGCACTTTACCCAAAGCAATTCGTGTATGACATTATTGGGTATGAATACTTTGATGCGACAAACACGCCAGTGTCTTTAGCGACTGGGGCTACTAATTATAATGAAAGAGCTACTGGCCCTTTCTTCATATTGAAGGATGAAAACTACACAGGGTTTAATGCTGATAGCATCCTAAATAATTATTCTAATTGGGCTAGTGATGTTGTTTTTGAGGTTTTTAGGCCTATCCAAAGCGTCGCTAATTCTGTGTACAGGGAGACAAAAACCCAAGGAGACGTTCTTCAGGCCAGTGGTGTTTTTTATCATCAGAGTCAATTTAGGGATAGAACTTATTCTTTTACGAATCAAAAATTAACAGTAACTAGCGGAACAGCTTATACGTCTGGGTCTATTAAATTCTATCCTGGAGACATCGTTAATATGACAGCCATATTCCCAGCTATAGGGTCCTACCAACTCACAATAAAAGACACATATAGGATATATGACGGTAGAACGGTGGTAGTCTTTAGTGGGCCACTACCAGATGCTGGGTATAATATAGTATCCATTGCTAACATAGACGACTCTATATTGGACTCAAGTGTAGGTGATTGTTATTATAGATTAAGGCAAATAAAACTAAATCCAATCAGTGGAACAATAACAGCTTCTGGCTCATACACAACTAATCCAGCAAATGTTTCTGGTATAAGATATGTAGACTATTATGTTGAAGACACCAGTATTAGTGATTTTTACAAATCAGATAATCTTAGCTTAGGAAGGCCGAATGTTGTATCTTCAAACGCCAAACAGATTGAAAGAAAGTCATCCATCACCTATTCGGAGCCATACTCGCTTGATACATCTGTATTGAAGCTATCATCATTTAACGGTGGGCAAGGGAACTTCGTGGACCTCCCGAACGCATACGGGGCTATCAATTACATGATAAACAACGGGGACACCATCACGGTTCTCCAAGAAGTAAAGTCCTCTGTAATCCCAATCAACAGGAACCTAGTAGAGTACGCTGACGGCAGTACAAACGTGACCATATCAACGAATTACCTTGGCAATCAATCTGTTTATGCTGGAGACTACGGGACCCAGAATCCTGAGAGCGTTATGTCCTACAAGGGTCGTGTTTACTTCGCAGACGTTCGCTCTGGCAAGATTGTAAGGATTGGTGGCGACGGGATTGAGCCTATCAGCGAGAATAAGATTGACGCTTATACTCAGGACAAGTGTTTCATCATCGCTTCTGCTAGCGGTTCATACAAGGTGATTGGCGGTATTGACCCCATGCATAATGAGTATCTAGTAACCTACACCAATGTTTCTGGTGGAACCAATATCAAAGACACGATTGCATACGACACAGAGGATAAAGTGTGGAATACGAGGTATTCGTTCATCCCTGAGGCCTACGATAATATGGACAACTATATGTACACATTCAAGGATGGCCGTATGTACAGGCATACTGATGCAGCTACACGCAATAGTTTCTATGGGAGTGGTACTGCTTCTACGCTTAAGTTAATATCAGCTTTCAATAACTCTATGGTCAAGGTTGCTGAAGCTTTGAGCATTGAGGGCAATAGCCAATGGTCAGCTCAAGTTAAGTCGACGATTAGCCAATCGTCTGGTTTTGAGCAGTGTTCTACGTTCATACAGCTATCTGATTACTCTTTAAAAGAGGGGATGTATTACGCTAGCATTCCAATGAATATCAATACTGGCCTTTCTCCAACGTCGAATAGAACGGTAATTGGATATGTGGCAGCTACTGGAACATGGGCTAGCGGGGCGACTATAACTTTAGGAAATCCTATTGTAGCCCCATTTCAAGCCAGTGGCAATGCATCTATCTTTTGTCTTAATGCTTCTGGAAGCATTGTTTCTACATTGGCTAGCGGAACATCGGTTTACGGCTATCAGAATATAGAACAATTCGACAGGAACACCATACGATTAAGCAATTTAGTAGGTGCGCCACCATCAATCGCAACAGGAACCATCTTAGTCGTGGATAGCAATGCGTCTGTAGACGGAGACCCCATTAGGGGGCCTTATTTCCTAATCGAATTAAGCAATAGCGGTATAGTACCCATTGAAGCATACGCCTTTAACGTATACTTCAGCAGGTCGAAGCTTCACAACGAATTAGTCACTCAATAGTATCTTTACAGTTATGGAATCACGCAAAAAACCCAAAAAGTATGTGGTTGGAGGCATTATCGCAGCTGGAGCTGCTGGCCTCGGTCAAGCCATCTATGGTGGTGTCCAGGCAGCGAAAGCTGGGAAGGAGCTCAAGCGCCTTCAAGGCCAAAGGCCCGATTTAAACCTCAACGTAGGGGATACCCCTGCAGAGTACTACAAAGCCTTTAAGGAGGCCTACGACCAAGACATCATGAACCGCCAGATGGAGTCCATAAAGACTGGTCTAGCGGGGACTACAGAAGCCCTATCGGGCGCTGGAGGTCGTGCTCTCCTTGGTGGTATCGGGGCTGCTACACAGCAAGCTCAGAGGCAAATGCAAGGGGTTGCTGATATTCAGCAGCAAAGGCAAACAGAGGCCCTTGGGCAGTTGGCATCCGCCAAAGAGCGCACAAGGGACCTTCAGCTAGAAGCTCAAGCCAAGACCTTGGGTATGCGTGAGGCTAGGTCTCAGGCAGACATCGCTGGTGCACAAGCCTCTAGGGACGCTGGTATTCAGAACGTGGCTGGGGGGCTTGGGCAGATTGCATCTGCTGGAGTCTATGGTTCGGAGATGTTTGGGAAGAAGAAAGACACCGATAGCTCTTTCATACCTCCTACCATGCCTGCTAAATACACTAATAGAAAGCCGTTGACTGCTGAGAAAGGTGGAGTCGTAAAAACCCCTGGGGAGTTCTCTCACAAGAAGAACCCGATTGACATCATGAAGGACGGTAAGAAAATTGCGGAGGCTACTGGTGGGGAGTACATCTTCAACCCCAAGCAGATGAGCAATATCAAGAAGTTCGTATCGAGCAATGATAAGAACAGATTGCACAGTTATGTACGCTCCTTAATCAAGAAATTCGAGAAGTAATGGCAGCACTTAGCAGGGCGGTAATACAACTACCAGACTTCGCTGAAATGGCTTACAAAAAGTCATTAGCGGACGAGGAGCGTCGTTTAAGGGACGAGGAGAAGCAAGAGCGCAAAGTGGCTCAGAGGCAGCGGGAAGTCGATACTTTCGGTGTCAAGCAGTCTTATTACGAGAAATCTTTCGCATTAGAGCCAGGCGCTAAAGCGGTAGCAGGTGAAGCATATAAGGCGTTTGAACAGGCTGGTATAGAATACGAGAAGACTGGCAGCGAAGAAGCTAAGCTTAAAATGCAGAAAGCGGCTGGTGTATACAACCAAGTTGTTGGTACTGGATTAGCAATATCTAATGGTATAATGGAAGAGGCGGAGACTTTTAGAAAGAATCCTTCAGCTTTTACTTCAGAAAGTCAAAAAGTGGCAAATCAAGCAATCGCTGATAGAAAAAACATTAACTTTCAACCTGTTCTTGAGAATGGGGTTTTATTCGTTACTGAAAAAGGCAAAAAGATACCAGTTACTGAATCCGTTTATTTTTCAACTAACTTACAACCAGGCTACAACACGCTTGGTTTAGTGCCAGTTGACCCATCTACCAAGTATATGAATCCAATGGAACAGGCTCAGCTCCTATCCAAGGGTCATTCGGATGCCAATGGGGTTAAAATAGACGATGGTACGAATATTACATATAATAAACCAGAATTAGTCAAAAAAGTTAGGGCAGCCTATGAGAATAATTTAAAGGAATACCTGCCACAGGTGGAAGCTGTTATACTTAGACATTGGACTGCAGTAAATGGTAGACCTCCTTCTCCTCAGGAAAGGGAAAGCGTTATAGCTGAGTATAAAAACCCTACCTTATTTGAATCCGCTAAGGAAAGATTCTGGAGTGAAATGTTTCCGTTTATTGATACTCCACCAACACAAAGAGGGGTTGCATCTCAGCAACGCGAGCCATCGAAGAGAGACGAAGAGCTATCTTTCTTCTTGGAGAACTCAAAGCCAACTCCTGGAGTCTTCTCAGACGGGCGTAGAGCTATTCGCTTCATGTCCCCTCCAATTAAGGACATCGAGATTGATAACTTTAACTATACCATCAAAGAGGTATCTTTTGACAAAAAGGGAACACCGAGTATGGTTATCACTGACTCAGAGGGTGATGTTTTAAAGAATGACTCGAAGGAGTTCAAGTCTGCATACAAGGAGGCTCTTATTGACATGAAACCGTACCTTTCAAAGTTGAGGGCGATTTCTATGAATGAGCTATCTCGCAAACAACCATTACCATAATAAAACAATCTAGATGGATACAGAAGTTAAAAAGTTTGTGGAGCGCTCCATCAAAAGGGGCGACTCTTTAGCCCAAATTAAATCTACGCTTGTTTCCTACGGCTGGGAGGAGAATGTAAACGAGGCGACAGGTTACTACGACGAGTTTAAAAAAAAAAGTCCCGCTGGAACTGGCTTAAGGGCCGCTGGGGTTTCTCCTTCGAGGCAAACGGTTACTCCGTCTTCATCGGGGTTTGCTTCTCAAGAAACTAAGAATATACCATTAGAGGACCCGCTCCTCACCAAGAAAGACGGGTATGCTAAGTCTTTGATGGAGCAGCTGAACTTAGCTGCAAAGGACAAAAACAATAGGAATAAGTACGTTCCAACCATCAACAAGCTTTGGAATGAATACTCGTCAATCGATAGGGGAGCGCCTACCCCTTTAAGTCTATTTGAGGATAATGGGGCTATAAGCAAGAACTCATTAAATCTTCTTAATGAATCTTCTGCTAGGAATGCAGAGAGAATGAAAAGGGAAGCTATAGCAATAGCTAAAGATGATAATGTTTTAGAGTCGGGTGTAAGAAGTTTATGGGCGGGCTTACTTGGTACAGCAAATTATCTTGGCGACTTGGTTGACCCAGATAGCTACGATGATGTGCCAGATGCAAAAACAGACCTTGAAAAGGAAGCTGAAGCTCAATCGGCTAGGGCTCAGAAAGCCTCCTATGGACGTAAGTTATTAGCTGGGTACACGGACAAACAGATTGAAGATGGGTTCTACAAGAACTTTGCTGATGGCAATGTAGCTACAGCACTCGGTCTGTTTGGTAGGGATGTGGTAGAGCTTCTGCCTCAAGTCGCTGCAAACGCTATCCCATACGTCGGTCTTCCCGCTCTGGCAGCGTCTGCTGGTGGTCAAGCATGGCTTAAAATTAAAGACGACGAGAAATACAACACACTCGAAAAGTTTCTGTACGCACCGCTTGTTGGTGCTGCTGAATATTTTACAGAGAAGTTCTTCGGCATGGATAGAAAAATGATTCAAGAAGGACTGTCAAAAGCATTCGGTAAGACCATCACATCAGCAGCTGATATCCCAAAGAAAGAGCTCGGTGATATGATTTTCGGCACACTGCCAAAAGCTGTTAGAGCTCCGTTGGAAGAAGGTTTTGAGGAAAGTCTTGTGAGCACTTTTACGCAAACCCTTGACAAGATTATGGCTGAAAAGCCATTTGACCCTGTTGAAATCGCTGAGTCTGCTATGCTTGGTGCTGGGGCTGGTGGTTCGACATACGCATTGGTGCGAGGCAGTTCCGCTTTGCTCCAAACCCCGTTGTTCTCTGATGTATACAAGATTACGAATACCGCAGCGAATATTGACAATATACTCAAATCCAAAGACATCAGCGACGAAGAGAGGGTTATCCTAACCGACCGATTAAACGGGTATAAGACTCAAATGAGGAAGCTTCAAGATGGGGCTAGCGAATACTACAAGCAGTTCTCACAAGAAGATAAACAGAAGACGCTTGAGCTAAATCAAACGATATCTAGAGGCATCCGCTCTTACAGCACCATGAAGACGGCTGAAGCTAAAGCTGAAACCGTAAACAGAATCAAGCAATCACTAGCCGAGAAGGCACAAATCGAACAGAAATATGATAGTGCGCAAAAACAACAAGTACCAAGTCCAGTCGTCCAAGGGGCGCAACCTGGGGGAGTTCCCGTCCAAGGAACAGGCACAGAAACGCCTCAAGCAGGTGGAGTACTTCAAGTACCTAGCCAGCAAGAAGAAAAAGTAGCAGAAGCTGCTAAGCAACCAAACGTCGGATTCAGACCTACAAAGGCTAGCCTTACATCTCAAACGCTTCCTCAGATTCTTTCTAACCTAAAGTCTTATGTTGAAAGTATTCCTGAAGAAACGCTGCAGAAGTTCGAGACAACACGCCAGTCAATTACGAATGGGTTTGAATCCGTTGCTAATGTAATATCCTCCTTTGCCAAGGAAAGTCTTAACGTCGAAGTTGAGGCCATTAACACCGAAGACGAATGGAATAAGGCAACGATGGACCCCACCACTGGAAAGCCAGAGAAGCTGTCTAGGGGCCTGTATTACCAAAGAGGACAAGAGGGGGCTCCCTCTAAGATTATCCTGTTCGCCCCAGCATTGCTTGGCAACACGGTCTATCACGAGGGTATCCACGAGATAGTCCCACAGGCATTTGGTCAGGAGGGTATAAACAAGGTGGCTAAAGCGCTTGCAAGCGGAATAAAGCGAGACCCAGGGCTTAATGCAAAATTTGGTAACTTCTTGTCTCAATACGAGCAAGGTGACAAAAACGAAGAGCTTCTTGCTGAGTTGGGGGCAATGGTTGCAGCTGGAGATATCGATGTCGAGATTACGAAGAGCCTCGCCACACGATTTATGGAAGCCGTAGCGAGCGTATTAGGAGCGGTTGGTATCAAGATGGCACCGAACTCTTCGCAGCTCTCTGAGGCGTTTTTAAGCTACTCACAGAAGCTCGGAGCTGGGGCTAAGCTTGATATTCAAAAGACAGCTGAAACCAAAGAGGAAGGAGACAAAAAGGGGCCAAAGAGACAAGCTGTTGGACTTAGAACGAAAGAGGAAAGTCTTGCTGAATTTGGCTTCCCAGTCGGTGATAAAGTAACCAATATCCGTCAGGTAGGTGCTGCGTTAGAGAAAAGACAACAGAAGAAGTATATTAAAATAGCTAAAAACGATACCAGCGACAAGGCAAAAGATATTATCTCAAACTATATGGTTGATGAGGTGATATTTGAACTAGAATCACTCGGTGAGTCTTCTGCTAAGGGTTGGTATGGGGAAAAGTTTCAGAAAGCACTTGATTTGCTGTCTGAGTCTATACCCAGCCTAAAAGATAAAGGCAACAGAAATTTGTTTACCATGCTTGTTGCTATAACTTCTGATGGACAAAAGGTTATCAATAATTTCACCTATGCTATATCGTTATACAACTCTTACTTAAAGGATGGCGTTGTATCTGACAAATTTAATTTTGGTGGAGATAGGAATTCTGGGATGAAGATAAATGTAGGCAATATAAATAGATTAATTAAGCAATATGGGAATGATTTTGTTGCAATCAATGATTTTCTATTGCAAACAGATAGCTACGGTAATATCAAGAAGAAATACAATATAAAAAAGAGCGATTACAAAGTAACCACAACGATGCCAATTTCGGCTGGGGTATTTGGGCCTAAATTAGGAGCGTTCTTTGCGAACCTTTCTGGTCAAGAGAACTATTTGACCATGGATAGATGGTGGAGTAGAACTTTTAATAGATATAGGGGTATACTCTTACCAACTGTAAAAGAACAGGGCAAGCAGAAGTTTTTAAATGCCATAGGAAAACCAAACATTAGCAACAACGCCTTCCTAAAAGAGGTCAAAAAGTATGCTGACTCATACATAAAGAAAAAATACAAAAACGGTACAGCTATAGAGAAAGCGGCCAATACCATCTATAAAGCTGCTTTTGTAGAGCTTAATGATAAGCCTTTTAATGCTGGAGATAGGGATATGATGATTGAGACAACGCAGGTTGCTCAAGAAAAACTCAAGAAGGCTGGTTATGATTTATCAATGGCTGATATTCAGGCCATATTATGGTATTTCGAAAAAAGACTTTACGCAGAGATACAGAGCAAAAAGTCAGCAATGGACGTGGATTATTCCAATGCTGTGACCAAATTAATAGAAGGGAAAAAGGATTTATCATTCTTGCCAAACGAAGTCTCGAAAATTGTTAATGTAAAGGAATCTGAAGACGAATATGTTGATGCTATTAGTTCTCCTAGTAGCAATATTATACAGCTAGATGAAGCTGTTGATTTAGCTGCTGTTGATAAGGCCACAGAGACTATAAATAACGCTCAGAAAAGAAAGACCCCAAAGCGTCAAGGTTTTGAGGGTAAGCAGTCAGCGACATTCGTAAGAGAGTTAGATATCGCTATTACCCCAGCGACAACCGAAAGAAAGTTTGATAAGGTAACAGCTAGAATAAAGAGCCTATCTGAGAAATACGATAGATTAGTAAAAGAGTCAGAGAAAGGGATTGACAACTCAGAGGAGATTAATAACGTAGCCTCTCAAATACTAGATGCAGCGAGGAAACAGCTTGCTGCTAGGATTTCTAAAGTAAAAGGTGCTTCCGTTAAGTTTGACGATGATTTTAGAGGTCTGTACAACAATGTATTCGAGCCATCTTTTAACCTCAAGCTAAGGCTTACACCACAATCAAATGAGAATGAGGTATCTCAGATTCTCAACGAGTTTGCTGAGAGATATACTCAAGATGCGTTTATCGTAGAAACAGCGTCAGAAGAATCAGAGGACTTTAGGAAGCAGTTAGGGGAAAATGTAATGCCTCTTGGCGATTACGACGAAAAGACAAATATGTCTCATTTCCCGCAACTTTATGCGGAATTTACCAGTCCTTTATCCGATAAGGAGCTAAATGAACTATCTTTGTCTTTAAGAGAAGGCGGAATTGATGGATTCTCGCTTAATAAGAAAGAATTAAAGATAACTATATTCCCATTTTTAACAGAAGAACAAGAAAAATTATCAGAAGATGAGCAGCGAAGAATCAAAAAAGAATATTACGACGAACAAATCAGCTCAGCCCGAAAAGCTATGGCTAACGTCAGCCGAGTGGGAAGAGATGTCAAGTCAGAGGTCAGGTTCAGGAAGTCAACCTACAAAGGGGCAAAATCAACCGAAGGAGCAACCAGACAATACGATAGAGATAACTTTCTTAAAGCGCACAAAGACGGATTAACTAAGTATGAGCTGCTAGCTAAAGAGTTCAATAAGCTTCGTCTGGAGGAAATAGAGCTCTCCAAGAAAAAGGAGAAGCTACCTAATGATAAGCAAAAAAGGTATGATGAAATAAAAAGCGTCATTCAGCCTATCATCCAAGACACAATAGCTTTAAATGAGCCTTTTTACAAGGAGGCTAAGCGTGAGATAGAGAGAATTGCGTCGTCTGTTTCCCGCAACCTAAGAGGAGCATTCGTTTCTAGGTTCAACATAAAGAGACCAGAAAGGGCCTCTATAAAGGTTATGCGATGGTATAACTCTGATATAGAAGACCTCGGTGATGGGGCTAGAGTAAATATCATCGTTGATAACGAGCAACAGGCTGACAGGCTGTTTAACGAAATCGACAAAAAGAACCCATCAAAAAACCCTGACAGGGAGAGGCGTGTAAATGAGACCACCGATTTGGGTTATCCGAAGCGTCTCATCGAGATGGATACAAAGAATGGATTCATAGGGGAAATACAGATAATGACCCCAGAGGGGTATCTGGCTAAAGACGGGGTTGATTACTTTGACGACAATCAGCAAGACTTTGCTAGAAAGAGACTCAAAGAAGTTCAGAATCGATTGGGATGGGCTATACCAGATGGTATAGGGCACTATTTCTATGAAATCAATCGTGACGAAAACATAAACGACGAACTTAGGGAGCGTGCTAAAGCCCTTAGTCTTTCTTATTACAAGGCGTTTACAAACCCATCGTTTAAGTTAAGTGAAAGCGAGTTCACTAAAGAGCTGGCTAAGTTCAAAGAAGACGTAGACAAGGCTGATAAGAGCACTTGGGATGAAGGCAATAGCGGTAAATCACCAAAAACGCTAGACACCTATCTAGAAGAATCTGGAAAAAAAGAGCCAAAAGAAAGCGCACCTACTAAGAAGGCCATGCTCCAGATTATTGGTTCTAACTCACAGATGAAAGAATGGACATCTAAGATGCTATTAAAGGCAAACGAGATGGAGAGACGTGGAGTTAAGCCGAAAACAATCTTTAATGTGACTGGATGGGAGAGAGGAGCCGATAAGAAATGGAGATACCCAGTTCCAACATTCAAGCTTAACTACACTAAAGTGGCTGAATTCAACGAAGGGCCAGTAGGTAATACGGTTAGCCTTTACGACCTTGTTGAAAATAAGGGGAGGTTCAAGGAGGATACATCTAAATTCGGTTACAATAGATACGAATACGATGACAAGGGTAAGACAAGGACAAAGGAGAACGAGGACGTATTTGATTTCTACCCAGAATTTGCTAATATGAAAGTAACGCTGGGACCATCTAATGGTTCTACGTTTTTTAAACATACGAAATCACCTGGGTCAAAAGGGCTTGGTGAAATAACTATGTCAAAAGATTGGTACAACAAGAGTCCAGACCACTTTTTCTTTGTTCTTGTTCACGAAATACAGCACGCAGTACAGAGAGAAGAGGGATTTGCTGTTGGTGGTAGTGCATCAACCGTTGACAATGAAATCGATGAAGTTATTAAGGCAAACGAAAGAATCCTTAAAAACAAGGACAAGATTGTACCAGCTCTAAAAGAGAACATAAAAGAGCAAAAAAAGCGGATAAAATGGTATATCGACCAAGGGTATAGCCAAGAAACAATGATTAAGGATGGCGTATTGACCACTCTTGATGGCTTAGAGACTCAGGTTCGTATGATTGACGATGTTGAGAAGCAATTAAACCTTTTAAAACAGATAAAAGCGGCTACTAATTTATCCAGCGTAGAGAAGTATAGAATCCTTTCTGGAGAGGTAGAGGCGGATAATGCTGCTAGAAGAGCTGCTTTTCAACTTGCTAAGGGGTCTCTTGCTACACAGCCGCTCATAGATACCGAAGAAATCCCTAGAGAGTATCAGCTCATAATCACCCCAGATATCGAGGATATGTCTCTACCGTCTTTCTTGACTAAAATGGGATATCCCTCTAAACCCAAGCGTCAAGATATCTTAAGAGTAGCTGCACTGAAAGACGTGGAGAGTACGGCTAAGGCGTTAGAGGAGAAGTATTCAGCACAACCGATTAAAAGAAATGATATAATTAACAATAATCCACAAGAAATATATGCTTTATCAATAGGTATAAATCCAAGTAATTTATCCTATTTAGGTAAGGGGGATTTCGGGAAGGCATATAGCACTGACATTGGAACTGTTATAAAAATAACTTCATCAGCCAATGAGGCAGAAATAGCTTTAAGTTTAATAGGAAAAAAGGGAAACCACGCAGAAATATATGATGTAAAAAAAGTTGAAAACGAGTTTATTATACATCAAGAAGAATTAGACACTTATTCAGAAATTGAAGACAATCTACAAACAGTAGAAAATATTCTAAGCGAACAAGAATTGCCAATTCAGTATTTAGACTATTTAGACTATGACGAACTAAGTCAAGAGTCCAAAGATGAATATGATAGTTTATCGAATTTCATTTCTGATTTAGAAGACATAAATGGACTTTATAGGAATTTAGGTATTGAAGCATCTGATTTGCAAAGTGGTAATTTAGGTTACGACAAAAACGGGAAACTAAAAGCATTTGACTTACAAGATAAATCTTCAAAGATAAAATCAAAAGATGTTAATGCAGATGCCCTTAAAGATAAAAATCAAGTAATCTCCGAAGCCTACCACGAAGCCAAGAAAGACGGGTCTAATCCTGAATTAGTCAAAGCGGTTGAGGACTTGTTGGTTGGAGAACAACAGCAACCAAAGCGCCAAGGCATCTCAAAAGCTCAAGGGCCACTAATACCGATAGTCTACAACAGCTTGCTGCAGCAATCCACTAGGAACGCAGATGGGACGAATACCCCACCGTACACGCTTCAGGAGTGGCTGACCATGATGACCCCTTACCTGAACGCACAGACAGCTACTGCAATCTACAACGGTGTTGCAAGGAACAAGCCACCGTTCACTGCACCAAGCATCCAAGACGCTTACGATAGCTCAAAGAAACGCATGGAGGCAGGGAAGAACAAGGCTTTCTTCACATGGAACAACCTCAAGAAATACTTCATTGACAGACAGGCAGAGCTCAAGAAGGCGATTCTCGCCTCTGGGATGAAGAACGCTTACAACTATCTGGTCAACAAGGCTGGGTCTGGGGCTAGAGCTGCCTACTTCTACTACGAGAAGGAGAAGGATATCTACAAAGACCTCAAGAAGGAACAGATTGAAAAGCTCGACCAGATTATCATGCTCAGGCGTATCATCGAGATTGATAGCAACTTCGATGAGCGTGGCGAAGCCCGCCCAAAGCACACCAACGGATTCAATAAGGGGTACGCTGAGATGGAGCTTTCAAGGCTCCAGAGTGAGCTTGGGGACGCTGCTTACAACGACCTCAACAACCGTGCAACCAAGTACTTTGATGCTTTCCGTTCGCTGTTAGACTCTATGTACGAGGAGGGGCTTGTTAGCGAGGAGCTGTACGAGCAGCTGAGGGATATCGATTACCAACCACGATTGTTCCTAGACCACGTTTTCGAGATGGATGAGCCATCCATGCGTGAGATGAACCTAAGCGCTGCACAAATCAAGCGAATCAAGGAAGGTAGCGAGGGTGACATTATGTTTGACTCAAGGTTCCTCCTAGCTCTTTATGCTAAGAGCGCATTCTCCAAGATTGCACGCAACAAGGCTAACAAGGAGATTGCCAAGGCCACCGAGGCACAGGGCAACGAGTCATGGGTATCCAAGACTGATAAGCCAGGCTTCAGCGAGGTTACTTACTTTGAAGATGGTGTCAAGAAGTCTTTCTACTTAAAGGATAACTTGAAGTCAGAGCTTGACGACATCAGCCGTGTATCAGGGATGCCTCAGAACATACAGAAGCTAATCGGTATGGTTACGGGTTCATTTGCAGTCAAGCTGTTGGCCACGAGGGCAAACCCATTGTTTGTCGCTAAGAACGTACCAAGGGACTATCTGCACGTTCTCTTCTTCACGAAAGCATACGATAATATGTCCCTACCGCTTGCAGCCATGAGGCTCGCTGGTGACTTCATCAAGGGTGTTAAGAGCAAGCTCCAAGACGACCAAGACTTCAAGGACTTCGTTGAGTTCGGTGGTGGTATGGACTTTCTGTCCACAGAAGGAATGGAGAGTATGATTACGAACAGAACTGTAACTAACAAGATTATTGAGAAGCTTGGTAAGGCTGGGGAATTATCAGAGATTGGCTTCCGCTTGGCTATGTACAAGAAATTCAAGGAAGACGGCATGAAGGCCCTAGGACCTAACGCAACGGAGGATGAGGTTACAAGGGTTAAGGTTCAAGCTGTTACACAGGCTAGAGAGATGATTGACTTCTCTCAGGGCGGTATTGCAACGAAGAACTTGGAGATTGTCTCCCCCTACATCAACTCAGCATTCCAAGGCTTCAGGGTATCAACTAGCTACATTCAGAATAACCCCAAAGAGTTCGCTAAGAAGCTTGGATACTTATCTATCGGTGTAATGATGCTTGCGCTTTACAATGCGATGCTTGGTGACGACGATATGGAGGATATCCCAGAGGAGACCAAGCGTAAGTACTTTATCATCATGACTCCGTTTACTTTCGAAGAGGACGGGAAGACCAAGCGTCACTATGTCAAGATAGCGAAGACACAACAGCTTGCACCATTCATTGCTGGTCTTGAGCTGACATCGGATTACTTTGTTGCAGGGGTTATGGGGCGTAAGCCAAGAGAATCCAAGGATGCTTATGAGTACGCTTGGAAGGGGGCTACAATGTACTTCCCTAAAGACCCAAGCAACATCAAGAAAGAAATCTCTTCATCGGTTCCGTTGTTTGCTGCTATAGCTGCCTATGACATGAATTACGACACCTACAGAGAGCGTGCTGTGTCAATGGACTACAACCAAGTGCTCCCACAGGACGAAGACTTCACCAACAAGCAAGTCCCTTACTTTTACAAGGCTCTCGCTCAAGGTATCGGTGCATCTGGCGGTGAGGCTGGCCCTAAGCGCCTTCAAGTCGCTACTGAGAAGTTCGTAACCACCCCGTATTCATCCTTGCTAACCATGGGTGCGTACACGATACTTGATTCGTTCTCAAGGCTATTCGAGCTTAAGGGCCCAGGAGGTATCCCCGTAAAAGACCAAGCAGCTATCTCTAACAGCGTCAGCAAATCGTTAGGACTCAGTGCTTCCAAGGTGTTCACGGGTGCTACTGAGCCAGACTGGAGGAGCTACACGAGGAAGGAAGAGATTGAGCGCATCAACATGGAGGAGAAGTCCGAAAGACGTGGTATCAAGATTGCAGCTCAGAATATCGGTCAGAAGTACTTTGAGGCTTCCAACGCAAAGGATAGCAAGGCTATGAGCGAAGCTAGGAAGGAGTACCAAGATGAGTTGATGCGAATCAAAAAGGAGAGCGGTGTACCAGACGCTAAGTATTTTATGGATGCCTTCCAGCAAGCCAGAAAGTACGGGAAAGCCACCAACCCAGAGTACAACGACATCAGCTACGCTGCAAGCAACGAAGCTAAAGCGAGAATCATCATGGAGTACGGGGGTAGGACGATGAGCAGAAAAGAGTTAGTAGAATACATCAACGACTATAAGCGGAAGACTGGTAAGCCAATCAATGGTTCCGAAATCCTCCGTGAGTATCAAAAAGAAACAGGCTATGGTAAGTAAATTTGCACTCAAGATATGTTTAACGGGTTTCTTCTGTTTATTGGCTTCATGTTCGCCAGAATGGCATCTAAAGCGTGCAATAAGAAAGAATCCTATGATAGTGAAGACCGACACCCTAAAGGTTAGGGATACGTTCTACACGCCAGCGGTATACGTTACAGATACATTCGTTACGAAACAATACGACACCATCGAAATCATCAAGGACAAATTACAAATCAAAATCGTAAAATCAAATGATACTATTAGAGTTACTGGGGCTTGCAAATCGGATACAATCGTGCGGACTGTTTCGGTCCCCGTTGAAAGGGTTGTTTACAAAGAAGCCAAGAAGAGCAAGCCTTTCGAGTATTTCTCAAGTGCGGTTTGGGGATTCGCAGCAGTATTACTGCTAGTCATTATCTACCGCTCTGAGAGGCGATAAGGTGCTTGTATCTTTCAAAGATATTTGAAGAGTGAGCTCTGAACTCTGCCAACTCTCTTTCTAGTCCTTCCCGTCCTATTCTGTGGTGGAATCCGAATCCTCTAAGCCTATCTCTTTCTGGGATTCTTTCTTGTATTTGTAGATTCCTTTTTATCATTTCCTCGTTGTACGGGCTGTTCCTGTACCATAGGATTACTAGATTTGAGTTGGAAGGCTTTGAATAGTGTCTACCTAAGTTGTATGCGTACGAGTAACTGCTCATTCTCCTCATGCCTCTCTTAGAGAGAGCTACTGGGTCGTCTGCGTATATGCCATGCGTGAATTGCTCACACAATAATCTATTCGGGTCTGGGCTTATCCCTTCCATATCTTTTGGGCAAACCATTACTGCAGAAGGTATATACCGACAACTTAAATCTGAATCATTGCAATTCGCATCTATATCCCCAATTAGGAATTCCGTTACATTAAGCACTACCCTCCACCCAGTAACGTCCTTCTCTATGATTGCCACTTCGAAATCCAATTCTTCGGCACCGAAATCTTTATTCTTGCTATCTATAATCTCCCAGTCTGGGCATATCTCTTTTATGATTTCTACGCTCCTATCGGTCGAACTGTAGTTAATCATTATTCCTTTGTCAAACATTGGCTTGTGGTGATTAAGCCAAAAGGGAAGAAGGTACTCTTCGTTGTAGAAGTGACATATTACCGTTTTCATACCGTTTCTATTTGTAATGATGGAAAGTATTTAACCCAGATGTCTCCTTTGCCTTGTCTATGGCTAACCCTGCTTTTTATCTCATCGTAAAAGTTCCATGCCAGTGGCAATATCACGATAGGCTTATCTATGCCAGTTAAAGCACAAGGGCTATCTATCCTTACGTTTGTGCCTGGAGTATATAACCCAACCTTCATGTCATTATCGTCAACGATGATGTCAGGAACAATGCCAGCATAATTAAGCAGTGTCATCCCCTTTGCTGCAGCTCCGTATGCTGCGATTTTAAAGCCCTCATTCCTCTTTGTGTCTATGAATGATTTAAGCTCTGATACGACAACGCTTACGTTTTCAGCGTAATCAATATATGTCTTCATAGAGGTTAGCCCTTGGCTTATCTCTTCCTCAAGTAAGGCCGTATATTTTTTGGGAGCGTCTTTCCTTTTTGAAAAGGTGAACACATAGCTGATACCATGTACTGGTACCTTCTCTACGTCCACTAGTGTTAAGCCTGACCTATTCGCTAGGGCAAGCATTGAGTTCACGTTGAAGAAGGATAGGTGTTCATGGTAAATTGTATCAAACTGATTGCTCTTGACCATCTCAGCTTGAGATGTTTGGATGAATAACAGTGAATCATCATGCATCCTATATGAAGCATTATTCAAAAACTCAAGAGCCTTTTCAGTGTGGGCAAATACATTCTGAGCCACGATAATGTCAAACTGTTTCCAGTATGCAGTATGGTCAAAATACCCACACATGACATTGTGGTTCTTGCTGCTTATTGGATATAGATTCTCTGCAGGGTCAACGCCATACGTTTCCCATCCAAGCTCTTTAAATGCATCTAGCTGAGTCCCATCATTGCAAGCGATATCAAGAACGCTTTTTGTGTATGGGGTTACTTTACCAGAGGTCCACTTTGCAAACCATTTAAAGTACTCTTTCAGAGTTGTTGTAGTCCCACTTATGTACAAGTAGTTCTTGAACAGCTCGTCAGGATTGACGATATGCGTTAACTGAAGATGGTAGCAGTTCTTGCACAGATTCAACCCTAATGGGTACTCTGGAAGCTCTTCTCCCTTGTGGTAGCTATTAGCTAGGGGCTGTTTATTGAGGTCTAAGATTTGAACTAAATCGTTTTTACCACAAGCAATGCAATCTGTTTTATGGTTCATAAATTACCTTTTTATGTCTATTAACTTTTACCATGTTATCCCAATTATCCAAAAGCGAATTGGTTATAGTTGATACGTCTTCCTTAAACTCAAACGAGAACTCATTGATGAACTTTTCAGATGATATAGCGAAATCATAAGTAACAGTTTGTTCTTTGGCATTAGTCACTAATGATGGTGTCTCCAATTCGATGATGGGAACATTGCATATTTCTGCTACAGCATTAGCGATTTCTTCTGCTGTAGAGTTAAAGCTCGCTAGGTTGTATATGCCACGCTTATCTCTCTTTTCACTGATAATTGCTGATACGGCATTAACAAGGTCATTGATGCCTAATATAGGCCTGTTTATATCTTTAACGTATAACTTTATATGACCATTCTCTTTAGCCGAAGAGACCATAGAGTTTATCATGACATCCGTTCTCAGCGTGGGTGAATAGCCACAAACTGTCCCAAAGCGAAGACCATAGTATTCTACCTTAGAATCAATAGCCATCATGTCAATGAAATGCTTGGTGATGTCGTAGGTATTGTGAGGTACAAAGTCAGTATAGCTTTCTGTTAATGTGCCACCGCCAACGCATCCATATACACTAGAACTAGATGCATAGATTAGCTTTACACGATTCTCAGCCCTACTCAGCTTATCCAGAAGGATGGCGAAATTATCTACATTGTTCTTAAATGCTGATAGCTGATTGTTTGCACACGAAGCCACTGAAGAGTTACCAGCAAGCAATATGATTGCGTCATATCTCTCAAAGAACTCTATGGGTAGATTCCTATAATCAATACCAATAGATAAGTCAACGGAATGGCATTTGATTTTTTCGGCAATGGCAGAGCCAATGTACCCATGCGAACCTATTAGCAATACATTATTCATCGTTGAGTGGTTTAATGATGTACCAACTGTCTTGCTGTGGGTTTTCCGAAGCCGTGAACTCCTTGCCAATGATAGCAGTGAATTCTTCTAACGCTTTCCTGACCCCTTCAAGGCTTCTGTCATGACCACACAAGATGCCACCATTTTTAACCTTTGGCCAATACTTGTTCATATCATGCAAAGCCCATTCGTAAGAGTGGTCTCCATCTACGTATACGAAATCGTACTTTCCGTCCTCCATATCCTCTAACGCAGAATCGCTGTACTTTTTAAGCAACGTGAATCTATTGGACTCTATGTGTTCTTTTAGATTCTCATTCGCCAACCTTTCTCTCTCAGACATATATTCAGCGGAAACATATCCCCACCAATCTTTATATCCTTCGAATGGGTCAATGCCTATAAGCTTTAAGTTTCCAAGCTCATCTAGCATTCTTTTTGAATTCAATCCTTCTGCTACTCCTATCTCAACACCAAGCAATTCTTTGTCTTTGTCTAAATGTTCGTACATACTATTGGTTTAAAATGTTACGTTTTGGAATAAGTTTAACGCTGGCATCCCCTCAAATATTTCAATCTGTTTGAACGGTACACTACCAAGCCATCCCTCAGATGAATACTTATCCTCTGTCTTAGGCTCTAACAGCTTTTGTACATGGCTTGATTTAGCCCACCAGAAGTTACCAGCGAAGAAAGAATACCCATGCGGGTGATGTTCTTTGTACATCTTGAAGTACTCAGGGAACTTAGCCTTGCTGATATAATGGCATCCAGCAGCTTCACTGTCGCTATCCACAAGAGGCATGATTGCGTGCTGCCATCGAACCGAAGAGAAGAATAGCATAGAACGACACCACAGCTGATTGACGATGCCGCCCCTTGAGCTACCTTTTGTGTGTGCGTAGTAAACCAGCCCATCGTCCGTCTTTGCAAACTCCCATAGCTTTTTCAAGGTAACGCCTTCATAGCCGCTGTCCTCTTGAGCAGCAACGATAATCTTTGGATTCCCGTAACTCTGTAGATGTTCAATAACAGCTTGACGTTGCTCTGGCGCACCAACAATGCCTACATATACGTTCTCAAGTACATCCATAAGCCCGTAGGCATTCAGCGTAACGAAGTGTTGATGAACCGTCAGCAACCAATCGCTGCCAGCGTAGATGTGGTAGAAGTGATTAAGCCTCGGTAGAGTTACCTGTTGGCTCTGTGGCTGTTCCTGGGTCGGTAATTGAGATTGTTCCATTGTCTATTAAATTTTGAATTCGATTTTCCATGCCGTTTTCCCTGTAAGCTCTTAGGTAAAGGTTTGCCTTCTTAGCGAATATCTCAGGGAACTGAAAGTTCTTTAGTACATACTCTTGCAGATTCTTCTGCATACCCTCACGCAAATCCTTGTCAAGTATAAGCTGCTTGGTGTAACGATACCACCCAGACTCCTCTGCCTTTGACACGATGAACCCGTTGTAGCCGTGCTTGATGTGCTCCTTGTAGTAATCCATGTCAGAGCAGATGAGAGCCTTGCCCATCCATCCAGCCTCAACGACCTTCAGCTCAGAACGAGAACGATTGAACTCTGTCTTGTTCACTGGGGCATAGGCTACATCGACATCGTTATACCCGTACATATACTCGTAGACGGACCTAGCTGGGATGCGGTTGTAGTGCTTGTTGTTCCCTCTGTTGCTGAATACACGCTCGTAGAAGTTATAGGAGGGGTTGTCATTGTAACCTCCCAGTGTAACGGTGTACTTACCGTTCAGTGACTTGTCGTTACAAAGCATCTTCATGCTCTTCTCCATCAGCGCAACGTCTTCAACGTGCTGAGCCCCACCGAACCAACCGAAGCGCACATAGGATGCTGGTCGTTGCACGGGGACGTATTGATGGAACTTGTTGGGGTAAGGCACGTTCTTGATTACCGTTACCTCTGGGTTGAAGTTGCCAGCTCTGCTAGCCAAGTAATCCGTCGAGCAAGTGATGTAGTCGGCTTGCCTGATGTTCTCCTCGATGATGCGAGATAGGTTGTTGTCTTTGTAATGCTTGTAGGACACATGGTCCTTGTTAAGCACCCAATAGTCGTCAAGGTCAAGGATAACCCTAGCACCAAACTGTTTCAGTGCCTTGGCTGCTTCTTGGACGGACTCCACGGATTTCGTGTCCATAACCCTTGTGATAACAAAGAGGTCTGTCTCTACGATGTTCGTGTCCCCAATCTTGTCAAATCCAGCAAAATTCCTGAACTCAAACAAGTCGGAGCTATCCTCCATCCAAGCGTTTGGCATATTGAGCCGATAGAACGCAGCTCCGCTCTCTTCCTGTGTGTAAATCGTGCTAATGACGATTGGTCTTTTATTCATATTAAATTGATTACAAATATAAGGGTATTTTACCCGTCACACGATAGACAACTAGGGTCAGTAGCCCTTGCAGCGATATCGCCACGCAATACGGACTCCGTTCTCATGTAGTATAGAGTCTTGATTCCTTGGTTCCAAGCCTCCATGTGGACTTGGTTAATCCACTTGGGGGATGCCTCCGTAGGGAATGCAAGGTTCAGCGAAACAGATTGGTCCACATAACGCTGACGAATGCTGGCTTGCTTGATTATCTCCATCTGGTTAATCTCCTTGAAGGTCTTGTAGACATCCTTAATCGACTCAACAAGAGCTGTTGAAGACCTATGTTCATCGATATGCTTGACCTCACCGTTGACAAAGAGATAGCTGTCAAGGAAATCAAGCCCCTGAACGCTACCGCCATCCTCTAGAATCTTATCCCATACCTCCTTGGTGTTCATGCCAATCTTACGCAAGGTCTTCTCAAGCTCTGGGTTCTTTCTGATGAATGTACCCTTTGCGGATTGCTCCGTGAATACATTCGCTGCCCAAGGCTCGATACCAGCCGACACATTGCCAGAGAGCTTTGAATTGCTAACTGTTGGGGCAACAGCTCGTAGATGGGTGTTCCGCATACCGAAACCTCTGCACCACAACGGCTCCCCGTAGATGCGAGCCATATCCCTTGAGGCACGCTCGCTCTCAAGCTTGATGTGCGAGAAGATGGAGCGTGTGTGCATCTGCGCTGGGAGTCCTTCGAAGGACATACCCTTCTGTTGTAGATAGGTATGCCAGCCGAGGACACCGAGCCCAAGAGCTCGCCCCTTCTCAGCTGAACGCACAGAGTTCTCAAAGCCCCTCATGTTCTTGGCTTTCTGAATGAACTCCTCAAGCACCCCGTCAAGGAACATTGTAGCGGTGTATACGAGGTCTGTATCCTTCCACTCGTCGTACTTAGCTAGGTTGAGCGACGATAGGCAGCACACAAAAGAGTGAGACTCATCGGTGTATAAAGCAATCTCTGAGCAGATGTTAGTCATGAAGACCTTGAGACCGTTCTTTTTGTACATCTCTGGGTTTGCCTTGTTGACATTCCCACGGAACATGACATAGGGCTCTCCTGTAGCCTTACGCTTCTGCAATACCTTAGCCCAGCGTCTGCGTGACTCTTGGTCTCCCTCTTCTAACTTACGCATGAACTTATCAGATATGACCACGCATTGGTGCATATTCAAGCACTGACGGTTCACATCGCCCTTTGGCTCACGAATCTCAATCCACTCCCAGAAGTCATCATGCTCGATGTTGAGGTTGACGCTAGCAGCCCCTCGTCTTACATTACCCTGCGATGTTGCAAGGATAGTAGAATCATAGATTTTACAGAAGGGGACCACTCCATCGGTGGTGCCGTTTGAGTTAGCGATAGGGGAGCCAGCAGGTCGTAGCATATTCATACCGATACCAACCCCTCCACCGTGCTTTGCTAGCAGCATCATTTCTAGGTTCTTCATTCCGATGTCTTGGATGCTATCTCCAACATCTACACCGAAGCAAGAGATGGGTAGCCCTCTATCGGTCCCTGTGTTAGCGAGAACTGGTGTCGCTAAGCACAACCAATTATTCCAGACGTACGAGAACAGCTTGTCCTCGAATGCCTTCGTTTGATTCAATCTGTTTGTTACTGCTCTGCATACTCTCTTGTATGCGTCTTTGGGTGTTTCATTGTTAATCAAGTATCCATTCGTAATGGTCTTGACGTACTCCTCTGTGTTTGCCCAAGCGGGGAAGTCTACACCGACCTCCCAATTAAATTCTTTTCCGTAGTTTCTCATTATTTAGTTGTCCAAGTTAAACTGCTTGATTCTCCGACCGTCAACACTTGACCAGCCGTTCCTATACTTAAGTTCTGCCAATCAGAGCCATCCCAATACTTGATATCACCAACACTTTGACCGCTGGAATACCCAGCACCCGCTGGCCCTGTAGCACCTGTAGCACCCGTCGGACCCTGTTGGCCTTCTGCCCCTTGTGGCCCTTGGGCACCTGTTAGACCTGTTTCTCCTTTATCGCCTTTAGGGCCTATTGCTCCTGCTGCACCTGGTGGACCTGTGTCGCCTTGTAGACCTCTGTCGCCTGGTGCCCCTTGTGGACCTTGTGGACCTGTGTCGCCTTGTAGACCTCTGTCGCCTGGTGCCCCTTGTGGACCTTGTTGGCCTTGTGGACCTGTGTCGCCTTGTAGACCTCTGTCGCCAGGCACGCCTTGTATACCCTGCGGCCCTTGCGCTCCTGTGTCGCCTTGTAAACCTCTGTCGCCAGGCACGCCTTGTATACCCTGCGGCCCTTGCGCTCCTGTGTCGCCTTGTAAACCTCTGTCGCCTGGTACCCCCTGTATACCCTGCGGCCCTTGCGCTCCTGTGTCGCCTTGTAAACCTCTGTCGCCTGGTACACCTTGTATACCTTGACTACCCTGAGCTCCAGTAGGACCAACATTGCCAACCGATGCCAATAATTGCCAAGCAGTTGACTGTATGTTCGGTGTATCAGTCGTTTGTGCTACAACGCATATCCAGCTGCTTCCTCCATAACTGACAATATCGTTTAGAGAATAAACAGTCCCTTGTGGTGTATATGGGCCTTGCCATGTTACACCTGGTCCTTGCGGGCCAATAGGCCCTTGAGGCCCTTGAGCTCCTGTTTGCCCCTGTGGACCCTGCTCACCAGCTGGCCCCTTACCACCCCTCCATTTGTTCTCAAGGAAGTCCGTAATCAGAGGAAAGCTAACTCCTGTAACTCTATTAATCTGGATGACGCTTGCGTCTGGGTTCTCTGTGAGGTAATCAAAGAGAATTTTGTCTGTGTAGTTGTAGTTCATTTTTCCTTCGATTTTGTTTTCATAATTTCCATAACCGAATCATCGGTCTCGTCAGTCTCGCAGATATAGGTTACGAAGAACTTCTTCCCGTTAATCTGGGTCTCCCAATAAAAAACGGTCAGCTTCTCAACCTCATCCTCCGTCATTGAGTCGCAGATGTCAGCGACTTTGCTCTTGTACTCTTTTGGTGTAAGTCTTTTCAGTTTCATAGTTTAAAGGTTTAGTGCCAAACATCTTCAAAGTCTTCCCCCTCTCCAGCTTTGGAGTAATCCGTTGGGCGTAGAGCGAAGAAGTCCGTATGCGTGAGACCACCCGTTAGGTGATAGAACCAATCGAGGTTATCGGATTTCGTGGTGTCAACGATGAACACAGGCTCGTATCCGAGCTCAATGAGCTTTTCGTTTGCCCGCTTGCGGATGAACTCCACCAAGTCCTCTGCCTTCAGGTTCTCTAGGTCCCCGTTCTCAAACATCTTGTTGATGAAATCAATCTCCATGTTGACGCTCAAATGAGCAGCCTCCAGAATCTTATCTCTCGCTGCATCCTTCAGCTCTGGGTACTCTTCGCACATCTGCCTGAATAGCATACAACCCATCTTAGAGTGCAAGGATTCATCCCTCACAGACCATTTCATCTGCTGCCCTATCCCCTTGAGGAGGTTACGCATCTGAAAGGAATACAGCACAGCAAAGGAGGAGTACAGCGACACACCCTCAGCGAAGGCAGAGAACACCGCCAGCGACTTGGCTACCTCGACCCTAGCGAGTGGCATCGTTGCCAGCTCCACATAGGTGTAGTCGTTCTTGGTGTTCATCAGGTTGTCGAACTTGTTCTTCGTTACCTCGTTATGGAGGAAGCCGTCGAAGTTCTCCAAGCCCAAGGTCTCGTTGAGGTAGCTATAAGCCGTTGCGTGGATGGTCTCCTGAGAGCCAAACATCATCGCCATCTGGATGATTTCATGCTTCGGGAACCACCTTGTGACCTGATTTGTCCAATAGTCGGACACAGCACACTCTGTTTGTGCGAAGCCTAGCAAGATGTTCCCGACGAGCTGTTTCTCGTGGTCAGATAAGTTTTCTCTAAAGTCTTTAACGTCCTGTTGCATGGGTATCTCCGTGTGCAACCAGAACGCTTGAGCTTGCTTGAGCCACCCCTCCGTATAGTAGACGGGGTACTCAAAAGGTTTGTATGGGATTCTTTGTTTAAAGAGCATCTTTGATTTTTTTAATGAATGAACTAGTCTTTATCTCCTCCAAATCAGCCACTGGAATCCATGTGAACAGGTCGCTACGGCCTTCCCTTGAGTGGTTCTTGTAGGGGCCCGCAAATTTATAGTAAACCTGCTCATCCTCCAATAGCTTTGGCTCCACAATGGACACGATTTTGTCCCTATCCACCGTTACCCAGCGGTCCTCAAACTCGTATACAATGAATGTCGCTAACCCATAACCCCAACCTACCCTACCGCTTACATTCTTCATCTCGAAGATAGCGTAAGCCTCGTTAAAACCAGAGCCCCTTGACAGCCTCCTACGGCCCTTCACGTCGATGCAATCCCCGTTGATGGATACATCCCAGTGCTCGTGGATGTTTTGGTACTGAGAGGCTTTCAGGATGGTCTCTGGCAGACCGTAGGTGATGATATAGTCAGCGACAAACCTCTCCTCTGCCGATTTCCCTTCGGCTACCGATGAAGCAAACCTGCTCATATTACTGAGAGTTGTGCTCTTCCAGAGCGTCTTTAAGGAAGTCTAACTCCTTCCTTGAATCCACCAACAGCTCGGTGCAAGCTTTCCTAACGAGTTCTTCGTCGTGTATCGGGTCCCCTTTTTCGTCGTGTAGTTTTTCGTATAGGTCGATTGCGTGTCTTTGAATGCGACTTACCGACATCAGGTAGTAAGCCGACAGTTGTATCTTGTCCATCGTTTAAGATTATGTTTATGGTTTGGTCTACTTGTAATTGGTTTTTAGGTAAAAAGATTTTGTAATCAGTCATCTCGTTGATGACCAGCCAGTGAAGAAATAGCTTCCAGCGTATTGTGAATGTGTGCTGCGAAGGCACAAATCCCTTGGTTTCAATGATGAACTTGTGGTCATGGGACACAAAGTCTGGCTTGTAGGTGATGGGGAACTCCTTTCCGTTGCTTCGGTTGACCATGAGCTGAGCCCCGTTGGTGCACTTAAAGTAGGTACCTGGGAAAACGAAGCCGTCCATGAGCGTGTACGATTCGGACTCATAGTCGAATACCAAACCAGCGGCTCTGAGTTTCTTGTAGCAGTAGAGCTCCAGACCACTCTTGAATTGGATTCCATCGTAGAAGTTCTTCTCTGCATTTATCTTAGTTTTTTTGGCCATCTGTAAATCTATGAACCTATCTGTCAATTATCTAAATAAAGTTTCACTTAGTTCTCCACAAGCTAAAGGATTGAACATCAGCGAACCATCGTTGAAGTAGAAGGTGTTTCTGTCGAAGTTGCACTCGAACATGAGAGGGTTGTCCAACGATGTAGGGGAACCACCCGTTTCTGTCTCACGAATCTTACGAACGTGCATCTCAACAGTTCGCCTCAACGCTGCATCGGGATGCTGAATCTTTCTGTGGAAGGTCACGAAATCATCCGCCCTATTTACGAACTTACCACCTCCCTCGGTCTGCTCTGCAAACGGGGCAATGGGCAATCCGTCTGGGCCCTTCATACGCTGGGCTTCCGTTACTGCGTGGGCGTTGAGCCACACCGCAATGCCGTTGGCGTTCGCCATCGTCAGCATCTCGCTAATCGCTTCGTAGTCGTACTCATGCACACCCAAGGTAGAACCCTGCCTCATATCACGCTTGAGTCCGTTGTAGGGGTCTATGAGGACCCCATCAAGCCTCTCTTGGCGTAGAACCTTCTCAGTGAAGACGAGGAGGTCATAGAAGGAGTAGGTTTTGTTGTTCTCAATAATCGTGAAGTGAGCTCGAACCCAGTCGTAGCTGAGCTTCAATTCAGCCTTGGTCATCGACTCAATGGTCTTACCCATGGCGAAGGTCATTAGTTTCATCTTCACGGAGGCGGTCTTGTTCTCGGAGGTGTATAGCAACCACTTCCAGCCATGCTTCATGGAGCTAGCCACCTGTAGGTACAATGCGAAGGTCGTCTTACCGATGTTGGAATGGCCGTTAATAACCATAAAGTTCTTCTTGAACCGCCAGTGAGCGTCAACCTTCTCAATTCCAGTGGACAGACCTTGAGGAATCTCCCCTCTTGCGAACATGGAAATCCACTTGTAATCGTCGTCGTCAGAGGAGATGAAGGACATATCCCCATCGCTGATTAGGAGCTCCCTACGCATCTTATCCCGCTCGTCAAGGACATTCTTAATGGGCATCAATTTGCCTCGCTCTAAGCCGTCCCTGATGGTGTTCATGGCTACCTGCATGGAGTCTACATCTCGCTTGCTTATCTCCCTAGCCAATACACGAACGACCTCATCCTCCTCCATCAGCGAGGCAGCGATGTACCCGCCACAGAGCACGGAGGCACGAAGTAGCACATCATGTTTCTCCCCCTGCTCAGCTCTGCGAATCATGCGACACGCAATGTTCAGCTGCTCATAGTCTGTGATACCAGCTGTTTTAACTTCAATCTGTTGCGCCTCGGCTCGTTCGGAGAGAAGACCCCCGTAGGGTTCAGCGTCCTCCCTATAGACAATCTCTGGGTCGTAGCTAAAGAAGCAAGCCCTTGACACATTGATACCTGTTGGGTCTACCTCAAGGCCGTAATTGATGTCGTAGTACTTGATGATGGAGCGGTAGTGGTCTCGGTGGCGTTCGGGGTTTGATATCCTTACCACAACCTTGATTCCTCTACCAGAGGGGGACACGAAGCATACAAGCGTGTGCTTATCCAGTGCTATGTGCCTCTTGGCTTCTACAGCGTTAACATCGTCGATGTCGATAACCATCAAGCCAGAGTGCTCCTCAAGGGACGCATCGTCCCTCGTTCTGAACACCCCAGAGAAACAGATAATGGGTAGCTGCTTCTTCTCGTCTTTAGTTGCCTCGCCTGAGCGAATGCGCTCAATAATCGTTAAAGAATACTTTTTTGGGTTCGCCACTTGTTGAACTACTTGTCCAAGCGTGGCGACAATCGGGCTCGCTGTGTCCGTCAGTGTCTTGAACACCGTTATCCTCTTGTCTAGTGGGTTGGTCTCGTTCATCTTGTAATACGATTTTTAATAAAATTAAATAGCCAATTAAATCAGTTACGGTGTCTTCGGTGTGGTCGTTGAGTCCTCGGTTCTTGATGCGGTTCAACTTATCGTCAATCCTAGCGCAGATAGAATCCCTCGGTGATTTCTTGCTGAACACATTCGCAGGGTTCGTTGCGCTATCCCCGTAAGCAATGTTCTTCTCGATGAGCAAGGTCTCAATAGCACGGACTTGCTCGATAATCTTTTCGTTAGTACTCTTTTTGGTATCTTCCATTGTCATATTTTTGGGTTACTTGATAAACAAAAGCTTCAATCTCTGAGCCGTCATCCATGATGAGAGGTATCTTCTCTCGCTCGTAGAAGTAAGGGTGGCCCTCAAGGGAATCTAAAATCCTGAGCCCCACATCATCAACGGAGTAGAGCTCTATTGTGACATTCTCTCCATCCTCGTGCTCTCCTTTGATTAAGTAGGGGAGCCCGTCAACGCATAGCCTCATCTTCGCCTTGGTTTCGCAATCGCCTAAGAACTCGGCATCAGCGTACTCCATGTAAGGGTGGTTGCCTTTATTGCGCTTTAGAGTGCCATACACTCCAACTAGGTGTCTATCCATTGGACACCTCCATTCGTATTCTTCTAATGAGCCTTGATGCGTTGGATACAAAGACTGATGATGGTCTGCTCTGACCATTGTATACTTTAATGAATCCTCCTCTCGACATATCTAAATGCTTGGCCATTGTGGATTGCGAAATGCCATATTCATCCACAAGAGACCTTATGATGTAAACGGCTTTCTCAGGTGTCATGGTCTTTTGTTTAGTAGGTGTAGCTTTTTTTCTGCAATTCTAACGGTTAAATCGCTAAATGCAGCCCTATTCTGCAAAACAGATTGCAAATTGCTTGACTCTTGCTCGATTGATTCGGCCCCAAGCTTTGAGGTCCATTGCGTATATCGCTTCGTATCAAATAGTTCTTGGTTCATAGTTTAAAAGTTATCGTTACACCAGATGGGGGTCTTTTCGCCAACATAAGCCGATGTCATATTAAAGTAGAAGTAATCAAACGCATCCTCTTCGTTCATGTCTTTTGAAAGAATTTCAATGCACTTAGATATAGAGTAAATGAGGCGCATGGTCTCCCAGTCAATACCTATGATAGCATCGTCGAAGCCGTCAACCTTGAGTAGTCCTTCCTCCTCGTAAATTTTGAATAATTTCTCGCTGAATTTAGTCATAGGTTTGAGGTTAATGGGTTAGGTGGTAGGGGCATCCAGTAGAGAACTGAGGATAATTCATTGCAAGACTCCCAACAAAAAGATGCATCATCAAGCTCAGATAAACATTCTACGCTTTGATAGCCATATTTTGTAAACACTAGAACATCTTCACCAAAAGCGGGTTTCTTTTTTTTCAATTTAATCCATTTTCTGCTACGCTCTTCTACAAGCCTAATGATTTCTTCTTGCTGCTTCTCAGTAAGCATCACATCACCATTCGCATTTCGCATTTGCTCAAAGCATGAGCGCAAGCTCCATTCGGTTTTGATTGTTTCGTTTTTCATAGGGTTTGGTTGGTAAGCTTATAGGCTGACGCTGGGGGAGGTTTGGTCAGCGTGTAGGCTGACGATTTGTTCACTAATGAGTACTTTCCCGAACAAGATATAACCCATTTTTTTCATCATAAGTGACGCTCTCGTTTGGTATGATTTTTACATCATTAATTGATATTTTGCAAGGTTCACCTAAGTAGCGGATAGATTCACTGTCGCTTTCGTGAATGACACCTGCTTCGCAAAATTTTGGGTTTATTCCCTTTGGTTGAAAGTATATCGTTTTCATGTATGGGATGACGGATTTATCATTCATTATATGCGATAAGGGTGCTTATTGACCGATTTATCATTCATTATACCCGATTGCGTATTAAACGTGGGTTCGTGTTTCCGAATCCCAAATTTCAGTCCATTTGAAGTTCTTCCAGCTGTCCTTCCATAAAAGTTTAAACTTTTCTATGATTTTTGCTTCAAAACTTCTTGCCTCTTCCAAGGTGTCGAAGTCCTCCTGAAAATCATTCATCCCTCCCTCAGGATAATAGGCATCACCTGCAAATACTAAGAATCGTTTCATTATTGAGTGTTATTTGTGTTTGTATCCAACAGGCGATTTTTTTCTGCATTTAACCAGTCTTTAGCCGACATACCGCTATTGGCAAATTTTTTTGAATTAAGCATATCCAATGCTATTTCAAGTGCGTGTAATTGATACTTTTTATCAGCAATCAAGCCATCTAAATACTCATAAAAAGCCATTTGAGCCTCATACTCTGCTTGTGCTTGTGCTTGTGCAGCCCATCCTGCTTCGTATTCCCATTGTTCTTGTGTCATTTTATTTAGGTTTTAAGGTTTGAAATAGTTTGTACGCACCACACGAATCGGTCAGGGTCTTCACCTGCGGTCCAAATCCGTTGCTACGGGATAGGACATACTCGCAGGCATCCCCCTTGGCCCGCACCTCAATCACCTTCCAAGGGCGGTCGTTGGTGCAGGCGGTCAGGAGGAGTAGTAGGAGCGATAGGCATCTCATAGTGTCCAGATTAGTGTAAGCATGATTAAAATAAAGAGCGCAGTGGCTATTCCCTTGCCGATTTCAATTAGCAATTCGAGTACGTTTCCGATGTTCATAACTTACCCTTTAATCCAAGACTTTAGGAAAGTTTCTTTTGCAACACCTACAAACAGATGCCCCACGAAGAACGCAACGCCAAGCGTTGGGTTTAGCAAACCGATAGCCACCGATGCGACGACTATCTTGCACATCTGAAACAAGTGCTCAGCGTCCGTGAGGAACACCAAGAATGTAGAGCTGAACGGGAACCGCTCCTCTTGAGGCATCGGGATACCGAAGTGATACCACTTTGGTTTGTAAGGTTTTAACCTACCTGTCTTAGTTACAGCCCACTTGTTCTTCCAAGAAGCCATGCCGTTCCATTTCATGAACTTAGGGCCCCATTGGCTCTTGATGCACTCATCCTCCATCTCGTTGAACAACATGAATAAGAAGCCTAGTAGTAAAAATAAAAGTTCCATTAGATTACATTTAATAGTTTAAGTATTAGTACAAATATCCCACCGCTTATCATTACAGCCATACCCGATAGGATTAGCCATAGTAGCAAAGTAATCGATGGTGGGAACTCAACGACTATTTTACGCTTTTTGTGTCTTCGACTCTTGATTTCCATTTGATTTTGTCTGCTATCTGTTTTAGGTTTACAACTCCCGCCTCCGTCGCCTCCCAGAAATCTTGCGATTCTAGGAGTACGACATTGGTTAGAGGCTTGTTGGGTGTTACAAGCAAAACATGGGTTTCCATTGGATGTCTCCTGTGATTAGAGAGCTTGGCGACAGGGTTTTCAAAGGTTCCTACTTGAATGTTCAGCAGTATCTTCTTGTCATCCTTGGTGAACCCAAAGAACGGATTGTCAGAGTAAACCATTTTGACTTTCCATTCGAGTGCTACGAAAAACGCTATAAATTCTTCCATTTAGAAGGGTAAGTCAGAGGATTGCTGGGGAGCTTCTGACTGTTGTGGTTTTGGTTCTACAAGAATAGCGTAAGGCTTCTTGGGGTCTCGACCATTCTTGACCCTGATTCGTACACGGCCATTGTGGTCTGCTTTTTTAATCGCCTCTTGCATTTCTGCAACAGTGAGCGATAGCGTGTAGCCTGAAAATTGGCCCTCGTATTCATCGTAAAATACGCTACCGCAGTAATTTGGTTTTGGTCTAGTTTCTGTTGACATAGTTTTTGTTTTTAAAGAATGTTTGTGATGATGTGATTGTCTAAATCTCTTCCTTCTATAAAGAAATCTCTATAGGTAATCGTAGCGTTTCTTACAAGCCGCTCCCCCAGCTCGTAAAACTCCCTTGATACGCTGAACATACCAAGGTCTCCAGTCGACTTGTCAATCACAATGAAGTGAAAGTTCAAGAAATGAACAGAGAATATCTTTGAGTATATGTACACCTGTGCAGCGTACCCATACCTCCTAGCACTTTGCTCGAACGATGTGATGTCCGAAGTGGTTTTGATGTCGTAAATTGAACCATCGCTGTGAATCATGTCAGCCTTCGCACGGAACGGATAGCCGTTCACATAGCCAATCCCAGGCTTCTCGTACACCGAGCCTTGAATGATGTCGGATATAGTCCTGCAACGAAACATCGTGTCGCATAAGCTCTTGCAATCATCGTACTCGTCTCGTGTGATAACGGATTTGCCCTCAGATGCACCCTTAGCGTCCTTGAAAGCTTTCGTGCTCTTGGAGGCTACATCAACCACAACGAATCGGTTCTCAAGCTCTTGAGGCTCAAGAACCATCGTGTGAAACAGCTTGCCGTTTGTGAGCGCAGGGCTGTCCGAGTTTGAGCCGAAGCGTAGGTAACGATGATAAGCCTTCGGGGATTGATTCAGAATCTTCACAGAGGAAGATGATAGTGATGCGCTACCAAGATACCCGTAGTAGAAGGAGTCATCCTTCATCTTCTCAAGAAGCTCGTCCTTCCTCCAAGAGGAGCCGTCTAGCAGAACAATCTGTTGTGCCTCTATCAAGGCATCGTTTTCGTTATTATCCATTACTGATTAAAGATTTAAGCGTTGAAACTTGAGCCTCACTGAATAGTTTGCCCTTTGCCGACATAACCTTGTCAAAGGACTCCTTGGAAGGATTCTCACGGATGTAGTCCAGAGCTTTCTGGTACACATCGTCAGCTTTCACAGCCTCGCTTCTCGTCTCCTGTGCTTGCGGGGCGGGGCGGGGGGCGGTGGCGGGCTGTGGTCGGGCGGATAGGTTCTGCTTCGCTATGGCCATATCCACCTCCTCAGCCGAAGCAATAGAAGTTTCAATACCGATACCAAGGTTGGCTAAACAGCGACCCCAAGCGGAGCTTTCCCCGTTCTCAATGTAGGAAGTCTTGTTAATCATTGAACTTGACCTATCCTCCTGAGCGTGTCCCACCGCCATAATCTTACCATCGGGGTTCTTGGCTACAGCACGGATGATGCACGATTGGTCATCGTACGAAATGAGTTCTGTTTCCATAGACCACCCTCTGTATTCGGGTGCGGTGCGGAAGTAGAGTATCCTTTGGGATACCTCAACATAGGCTTTGCCCTTAATGTTGGTTGTTTTGAATTGATGCATAGAATTGAATTAGATTAGTGAGCCAAAGGTACAAGCTGTTCCTCGTCCTTGTATACATTTTTGTTAATTAGTTTCACACAGCATTCCACAAACGGATAGCTCAATATCCAAGTGCTGTGAGAATGCGGAGTAGCGTTCCCTCAGTATCTTATCGTAGGTTATCATAGAGTCAGCAGATTTCAGTGAGTTGATTATCGTGGTGTGGTGTCTGTCCCCAAGCATCTTGCCTATGGCCTTCAAAGACCAACGCTTTGAGTGTAGATACTTGCAAATGAAGTGTCTTGCGAACACGATGTCTTGGGTTCTGCGTTCCCCCTTGAGTTCCTGAATGGATACCTTGAGCCACCTTGATGCGACCTCAAGTATCGTGCTGTTCTCTACATTGGATATTTCGTCAATGATAGATATAATGGAGTTAGCGGAGAAAACCACTGAGTCCATATCAACCCCGTAGCGTTGTGTCTGCATACGAAGTGCGGAGGCAAAGACCTCCTTGTCCCTCCTTGAGAGGGATATGATTTCTTGTTTCATAATTGGTTTAGTTTAAAATTTGTAGGTGCGACCTTTCGGAGTCAAAGTCATATTTCATCCACATTCCCTCTGCGATTTCAAGGAACAAGTCCCCTCTCCTCAAGGGTTTCCCATCAAGAAGAATGCCGTAGAAGTGGTTGTCCTCGTCATACTCAAGCTCCCCATTCTCAAGGGATTGAAGTATCTCAAGAGCTGTTTCCTCCCGACCATCGTAGCGGATGCCGTTGTAGACCTGCTTGTCCTCTTTGTTAAGTATCTTAATCATCGTTTGCTTTTAATTATAGTGTAATTGTCTGCCGAATATAGTGCATAATGCTTGAGCTTCTTCTCAAGAACCTTCTTGCCCCAAAACATACCCATATCGTGGTTGACCACCTCGTAATGTGTACCCTGACATTCAACGATATCCCCTATACCAAAGGAGTACTTATGAACCCCCTTTGCGTAGTAGAGGCTGTCCAAGGCTACAGATAGTTTCTTCTGTAGTGCGTAGACCTCTGCTATCTGTTGTTCAAGCTGTTCTTGGGGGTGGTCATTCTTAATTTGACCAACCCCCTTTGTCTTTAATGCGATGATACTATCCAAGTCCATTAGGCTTCCTTTTAGATTTCCGTTTAATAAATTCCCTATACATAACTGAACAGATTGAAATTCTCTGCATCTCGTTGGGGTAGCGTTTGCGGTTGACGGCCATTGCGATACGCATAAACTGAGCCATCTCTTGTTCGTTATACATTAGATATAGTTTGCGCCATTGCCGTAGCCTCTGTCGGTTGATGCGTCGGGGGGGTTGGTTGACCCCCCACTCGGCTCTGTTTGTCCGTTTGCCTGAGAGCAAGGGCGAAGTTACCGCCTACGGATGATAAAGTCAAGTTTCTAAGCAACAAGTTTTCCTCATTTAGACGATTGATTTCCTCGGTCATAGCCTCAATGCGTAGCCGTTGGTATTCCATTAGTGATTGGGCGAATGCCCCCGTTGGGTAGGTTTTCATAGGTTTAAGGTTTAGTTGTTTGGTTTAAATTGATTTAAGTACAGCTATCGTTTGAACACCACCTCCTTTGCGATGTGGCCGTCTACAAACTTGCTGACCACAACCTCTTTAATATCGTGTTCTTTTTCAGTGAGCAAAATTATCTCCGAAACAAAGTTTAAATACTCCTTGTCGGTAGATAGAGTACCGCTATTGCGCCAACCTTTGGTGGTGTACACTCGGTATGCCCCATAGGGTTCTGCAATAGTTTTCCGAATGAACTTTATATTATCGTATGTGCAGTCCTTGGACTTGTTCTTCTTTATAGGTTTACCATCCTTGCCTCGCTTGATATAGTATTCACTTAGATAGCCACATTCGGAGCAGTGGATATACTCCTCCCCCGTTTTGTAATAGAAGTCAACAAGGCATTCATCGTGGTTACACCTTGGGCAATTCATATTGTCAGTTACGCTTCCCATAATTTTAGTTTTAAAGGGTTAAACAGATTGATAGTATTGATAGGTTACATAGGGGTGTCCGTTGACTCCGTATTGGTGTTCAATTTCAACCACTGCGTAACGCTTGTGGACTTGTATCTCAGCACCCTCGTCCTTGCTTGTGTCAATGCCCTCGCTTGTCAAGTCAAAGAGAGCATCGTCAAGCGAAGTGTACGGGCCAAGTAGCCGTGATGATTTGGAGTAGTTGTCCCACAAGATTGTGGTAACACTGATTGGTGGGTTGTCTTTCATAGGGTTAGTGTTTAGATATTATTTTTTATACTAAGTTTTCGTTAATAATTGGCCGAAATTTTGGATTACCTGATAATTCTAATTTTAGAATATCTTTAACATTACTCCAAAATAAATATCCTCTATCCGAACCCATATCCCCCAACACCTCATTACATACAATCAATGCAAAATTTACTGATTGATTATACCTCAATTCATCAGGATTTTTTGTGCTAATAAAACTACCATTATTGGATAAAATATGATAAAACTTATAGATTAGTTTCCTCGCTTTTTCTTCGGCTGTAGTTGGCATTTTTATTTGGTTTATTGGTTGAACAAAAGTGCGTAGGCAAATCTTCCGAAGAAGATTAGCCCAAGCACTGCGGTTAGTAGAGAGAACCCGTATTCAAGTAGGGTTACAGCTAAGTAATTTGGTTTCTGTTTCATTGGTTTAGTTGGTTTCGGATTGGGTGTAGTAGTTCTTAATTGCCTGAGTAACATACAGCTCGGAGGCTATCTTCTCGTCCTGAGTCAGGTGTCTAACGGAGTCAAAGGCCACCTCAATATCAAAAGGGGTAGCATCCAAGGGGCTGACTGAGAGAATAACCTCCCCCGTTACATAGGCATCGTTGACCTCAAGTTGAAAGCGGTGGGTGGTAATGGAGTCGGAGAGTTGGTGTTTTAGCTTAAATTGGTTCATCTTGTTTCTGTTTAGAGTTTAAGTAGATTAGTGCGAAGATTAGGAACATAATTGGTAGCGTTGCCCTCTGTAGTTTTACAAAGGGCAACAAGCTACACAAAAACATAAGTACGGATATTACTCGGTCTGTCTTATTCATACGAACCGAACGAATTTAATGGGGTAGTAATGGTACTTGGTGGGGGACAGCTTGACAAGTACCTTGTACCTGCCCTTGCATCGTTCGTCCGTTGTCATCCACACGGAGCGACCTGTACGAATGTTACCTTGTCTGTCTGTGCAAATCACTTTGCGATTGATAGCGAATTGTTTTGTTTTCATAGTTGTTTTATTTTAGAAATATGGATAACCTGAACGGATAGTTTCTGTTAATTCGGATATTGAGGTTGGTAGTTCGTTGGCTATTGAGGTTGATGTTGGGATTGGTTCTGTAGTCCTCCAACCTCCCACCAACGAAACAGAACCCGAAGAAAGCGAGTTTTGGGTTCTTGATGTCCCATCATCATCCCCATCATTCAGTGGGGTGTCATCGTTAAGTGCTTGATGCAAGCACTGCCAATACTCCCTGCCCATAGGGGATTCGTCCCACCTGATATGGTCTATAAGCCTCGCAACATTCATATTGGCCTTGAAATGCCTGACAAATTCTTTCGTGCTGTAGTTGTAATTAAAAAGAATAAAAGCCATCTTGTTGTCATAGCACTTTTTAAACTTAATGGTTTCAGCACGGAGGTTGTCAACGAATGATAGTGGTGTCCGTCTTAGCATATACTCGTAGGGGGATTCTTCAAACAAGTCCCCCAACCTACGGAGTTCAAAGTTCAAGTAGTCCATAGGGTTCTGCTGTACCTTGGTGTTTGCACGAAGAAAGGTCAATAGCTGTTCCTCTGTAAGAATAACAGATTCGCTTTGTGGTAAATACTCGTGTCCACTTTCATTGTGGTCTATTACGAAAACATATTTTTGAACAAATTTGGAAAGAAATTCATCCGTGAACCCCATAGTCCTTGATGTTGAAGGGGATAGTAAGTCCTTCATATAGAAGCTAAAGGTTATATGCTCCCTTCTGCGTGTAGCTACCCAATTAAAAAATTGGTCGGGATTGGGTGGGTCGACAAGTTGTCCAATTCTGTACCTGAACCTCCCCGTAAATTCTTCTTGGAGAGCCTTGAGAAATGCTACAGCACTCCCCCTTTGGGAGTGCGTGTAGCGGAGAATGATTGTTTTCATAGAGCGTTAATTTTAGTAGGTGTAAGCATCGTTTAGTTCGTCTGTCAAAATGGCACTGCGTAGAGCCTTCATATGATTCTTCTCAAAGGCTTTGACCTCCTTGAGGTGCTTGTCCCGTGCCTCAAGAGTCCCCCCAATAAGAGGGACTGAGGAGCGGTTGTATCCGTTGTAGCTGTTAGTGGATGGCTCAACAGCATAGCCCTTTTTGTAGTCCCATAGAGGCGTTTGAACGCCACCCTTCTGCACCTTCGTGTTGCCGTGGTATACATAGTCAAGCGAACGCTTGTAGCTATCGTTTGAATACCAAGTGTCTTGGTTCTTGTCCCAATGCCCAAGTTGTGAGTTAAGTATCCTGAAAGCCCCACGATAGTCCATAAGAACCACCTTGTTGGTGCGACCAAGCAAGTGCATTGCAAAGCCGTTGACTCCTTTGTGGTCAATGAACGATACATTCTTGGGGCTGAAGTTGCCCAACAGCTCCGCAAATTCCCGTGTGTCGCTGATAATGGTGTCCCCAAGGCCGTAGATAATGCCGTTGTGAATGAGTGATACCTTGCCCTCTGCAACAGAGTGTGGGTGGAGCATATCCGTACCCTTGCCGTGGGTTGCAATACGGAAATGGAGCATCAAGGGGTGTTCGGTGTTGTTACGAATGAACTGATACTCCTCATAAAAGGACTCAAAAGAAGTCCCTTCGTGGTAGGAGCGAATGGAGTTGCCGTCCACATAGCCGATACCTGCTCCGTGGTAGTTGTTGTCCCAACAATTTTGGAGGGACTTTTTGGAAAGTTTTGCTGATTTGTTAAGAATTGCGATACACATTTTGAGTTGAATTTAAAGGGTTGAATTGAATTGAATTGAATTGAATTGAAAGACTGATGATAGTGGGGGGGCTATAACCACCCCCCCTTATCAAGTTACTTGGTCAACTTGCGGTTAACCACTGAGGTGCTGAACTTGGATGTAACAGCATCCCGAACCGATGATTGAACACTTGACCAAGCCAAGCGCATCCGCTCAAGGAGGCGGTCTTGTTCGCCCTCGGTCTTGAATGCGATAGCGTTATCATCCTCAAGCAATGAACCGAACAGATAGGTAAGGCTCTGCTTTCTGCGAAGTTTCTCGTCCGTGCAATAGTGGTTCATAATCTTCTTGAGTTTAGTGTCCTCAAACATTGCCTCGGCCACCTCGCTGTAGTGGGTGAACTTGTTAGCATCAATGGACTTGGCTATGAACCGCATAAGGCGAAGCCTCCAAGTAATGGATTCAAGGCTGTCCACTGCGGAGGGGATTCTTATTTCTACGCTGTTGTTGTCCTTGAGGTAGATAGCCCTGCGACTCTGCCCCTCAATTTCCTCCTTGCTCTGCACTCCGCTAAAGCGACCTGCTAAGCGACCCTCGTAGATAGCGAACAGCATAGGGATGAAAGGGAACAGCTTGTCCAAAAGCACCTCACCCCTCATACCCCTACGGGATATGGTGATATGCCCACCACAAGCCTTGGACTTGGAGGCATCCATAATCCAACGAAGTTCCTCAAAATGAGCTAACTGCGTTTCCTTGTCCATAAGGTCATAGACGGGGCTGACAAATTCCACCCCCGTGGTAGAGTCAAGCGACCCGTCCCGTTCACTGCGCCATCCGTGTGGGAGGCGGTTGTTCAACCTACGGGCTGTGTTGCGAGCTGTTTCGTCCTCCTTCTCAACCTCCCAACCTACCCTCCAATTAACGGAGGGGTTGTTCAAAACAGCCTCGCTGAATGGCTTGGTGTATTGCGCTAAGGAGCTATCGTGGTAGTTACCGAGGTCAGGGAGTGGGCCGTGGACGGAGGCCGTTTCTTCATCCTCGTACCATACCCCTCTACGCTTGACCCAAGTACCCGTGTGCGTGGGGTGGGTCTGCATAAAGTCCGAATTGTCAAAGGTGCGGAACGCTACCTCCGTGCCGTCCCGAAGAATGCGCTTTGTAGTATGGGTGCTTCTCCCAAGATTTCTCTCAATGAATCCCTCAATGCGCACCCAAGACCCGTTCTCCAAGGCCCAAATAAATTGACTTTCGGGGGTAGTGGGGGTAACGGGGACAAGACTCCTTCGGGTAATTAGTAGCACCCCACAAGCCCCAATACCTGCATCGTGGGAGTAATCAAAGCCCTCATCGTAGTAGCGTTGAAGTCCAAGCTCTGCAACCTTGGTGGGACTCAAGTCCTTTGGGATTCGTGCGTAGCTACTGCGGTATTCCCCATCCTGACAAAGCTCCGAAGTACGGATGATTCTGTGGGGGGTGGAGGGACTTATTTGGTATTCCCCAAGTTCGGGGAGGCGGTAAGTCCAAGCGTTTGTGAGGGTGCGGTTTGTGAAGATTGATTTCATCTGTTTTGAATTTAAAGGGTTAATTGATAAGGGTTTGGTTTGGTTTGTTTAGTGTTAATTAGTTAGCGGTCAAGTAGTGCTTTGAAGCCTTTGTACACCCCGCTTTTGTATGCGTTAGAGGTGTAGTTGAATTGGCCCTGCATCAAGATTGAGGTAACGGAGCAGAACCTTATCTCAATTTGGTAGATAACATCCTCATAAACAGCCCCTTGCAAGATACCTTGGATGATTTCATCCTTGGTCTTGAGTGGGGTGGTAACGGGGGTGAATGTGTTGTTTTGCCGTGCCTTGATGTAGTTATCGGCTATGGCCTTGGCGGTGGTGCTGATTCTTTTCATTTGTTTTGAATTTAAAGGGTTAAAGTTTAAAGGGTTGAATGTGGAGGGAGGGGGAAACGAACCCCCTTGCAAACCATTCCCTCCGTATCCACTATTGCCGTGCCTATTCCATTTTGGCGAAGCCCAATCGCTCCGCATAGCTGTAGTTTTCAGCCACTTACAAAGCCTTTAGCGAAGCCCTTTCGCTCCGCATAGCTGTACACTTTGTTCGGTGTGGTGTTCGTGGATATTTGAACCGATTCAAGGCGGTTCTCAAGGTGGATATGCGGTGTTCATTGGTTGGGTTGGTTCACTTTGTTTCGCCCCTCCGTACAGCCCCCCAAGGTGGGCTAAACTTTGATAGCTAACTACACGAATCCCAAGTTCTTACGACCTGCGACCCCTTGCCTTTTGCGGTGCATACTCATTGGATATCTTGATGTATTGCTGTCTGCTGTACCCTACTCAAGCTATGGATGTGGGTTCGCCCTCAAGGTGTTCGCCTACTATCGTTGAAGTCGGCTAATAACCCTAATGCATTGACCCTTTTGTGGATGCCCTTGGCCTTGGCCTTGGTTCACTCCCCATAGCTCCCATCGGAGCAGTCAGTTACCACCTCATCATCCCCAACCCCTCTGCACTGACTTGTCAAGATTTCAAAGAACGCAAACCCGATGTGCTGATTTGATGATGCAAATATTGGGGGGCGGTGAACAAGTTTGTACACCTTGCAAGAAAAAAAATGTGGGGAACAGCCCAAGAAAAAGCCTAACAGCTTGAACTACAGCGACTTAGACCACTAAAAAAAAATGTGGGGAAAATGAAGAAAAATTCGGGGGAAGAAAGTAGTAATATGTAATCTACTGATAATCAAGCAGATAAACATTACCAAACGATTCAAACACCCCCTTTTGACCCCTACACCATATATATAGCAAACGCATTAAACACGATGCTAATACATAAATGGCTGATACTCAGTGCAGTTTGCTCAGGAGCTAATATCTCGGCCCAAGCGGTATGGTAGCCCCACAAACGGGGGCGGATTGAATACGGGGCAGATATGGGGTCAATACGGCCAAGCGGGGGGATACGGGCCAAGGTGCAGGGGACGGGGACGATAGGACGGGAGCAGGACGGGAGCAGGGCGGGAGCAGAGCGGGAGCAGGACGGGGGATTGATGCACCTGCAACAAACCCACCACCAACCTTTGCCCACCTCCCCCAAGCCCACCCCCACAGCCTACCTACCTACAGCCACCCACCGACCACGGCAGGGGGCAAAACGGCAAAACTTTTGGAGCTAAACGGCTGATTCTCAGGGGGTTGGGGTTGCCGTTCCGTTTCGGATTGCGGTTGCGTCCGTGTGTGAATAGTAATAATCACGGGGGCATTTAGGACTCCGCTTACGCAAGACGCAGTTGAGCCAGAAGTCGGCTTTGCGTGAGCCGAAAGAGCTATCAATTCGAGTATTCTCCGAATTAGGAGCTGTTTTCTGACAAAAGAAAAGCCCCAAGGGAACTGATGGCAAGGCGAAGACTTGCTGAGCGCAGCGAATTTCGAGCTGTTGCAAGTGCTCTAAGAGTTAAAATCTAAAAAATAAACTACATTGACAAAGCAAAAACAGCTTGAATCGTTTGTTTACTGGGTTTTCGGTTGTTCGTCTCCGACTATACTTGTGCCCCTCACGAAGTTCTGTTGTGCTATTGTCTATTGGGAACTTGTTCGTTTGTCTTTTGGTGTTTGCGTCGGGGGTTTTCCTACGGAACCCCACTCGCAAACCCGTGTACTATTGAGCCGTTGTCTCGCTACCGCTTCGTTGTCTTTTGCTACCGCTCTGTCTGTTGTTCCTTTTGATGGGACAAAGTTACGACAGAAATTCCATAAAGTCAATATGCAAATCTGTACACTGCCCACTAGTTTTGAACAGTATCTTTGCTCTATGAATTATTCAGCTATTGGGGAGATTACATCGGCTAAGGTCCTCAAAGAGATAGACTCCGTGGTTGAGAACTACGGTTTGGATACAAAGCTTCGATTGGCTCATTTCTTAGCTCAGTGTCATCATGAGAGCATGGGGTTTAAGAAGCTAGAGGAGAACATGAATTATAGCGCTAACAGGCTGCTTCAGGTCTTCCCGAAGTACTTTGATAGGCTCACAGCCAACACCTTTGCAAGAAAGCCTAAAGACATAGCCAACATCGTTTATGGGGGGCGTATGGGGAACGTGGAGCCGAACGATGGTTGGGACTTCAGGGGGCGTGGGTACATTCACTTGACAGGGAGAAGGAATTACGAGCTGTTTGGGGATAGCATAGGGGTTGATTTGACGGATAACCCCCAGCTGGTTTCAAAGAACTACCCCATGGATTCAGCTGCTTGGTTCTGGGTTACGAATAAGATTGATGAGCTTTCGGATAATGGCAGCGTTGCTCAGATTACAAGGAGAGTAAACGGTGGGGTGAATGGGTTGAAGGACAGGGAGGCATTATTTCGTAAGTACTTGAGTCTCATTAAGTAACAAAAAGAATTGTATCTTTGCACAATCTAAAAACAGATTGACATGGCAACAGTAAGAAAAGGCGGCCCGTTAGACTCAAAGGGTAAACCTAAAACTGGTACTAAACCTGGCCCATTGGTGCAAGCTGCCGTTGGCTTGGGTAATAAGATTGCAAGCAACAACCGAGAGATTATGGAACAATCCAGGCAGATTACGCTTGCTAAAGAGCGTGGGGTAAATCTTGGGACGACAAAGTACAAAGCCCCAGCCGAATCCTATAAAGGCACCTTTGCCCCTCTGAAGTCTGTTGACCTTGTTCCTACTAGACAAGCACCTTCTAAAACCGCAGTCTCTAAACCAGCTGCTGCAGCAAGCAAGCCAGCCCCTGCGAAACCAGCGGCTTCCTCTGCTCAGACCTTCGGTTCTGCATTCGCAGCTGCACGGAAGAGCGGGGCGAAGGAGTTTGAGTACAAGGGTAAGAAGTACACCACTGCTATGAAAGGGGAGGCCCCAAAGCCAGCAGCTAAGCCTGCAGAACCCATGGCTAGACCAGCAGAAGCGCCCGTCGCTAAGATAGAGTCTAAAGCCGCTCAAGTCGAATCAAAAGAGCCAATGACGGCTAAGCGTGAGGTGAAGATTGAAACCCCAGAAAAGAAGAAGAGATTTTTTGCAAGGCTCCGTGAGCGTGCCAAGGGCCGTAAGTCTAGCGGGATGAACCCCATGAGTGGATTCAGCGTAGCAACAGCTTCTGATTACCTAGAGGGCGGTAAAGGCAAAACCATGATGGGTGGAGGTATGGTTAAGAAATACATGGGTGGCGGGAAGATGGATGAGTATAAGAAGGGTGGTAAGATGGATAAGAAGAAGGCCTTCATGGAGATGATTGCAAAGCTTAAAGCCAAAAAGAAATGAGGCCAAAGAAATACAACTACGGGGGCAAGATGGAGGAGGAGGGTGGTCAGATGATTAAGGTCATGGCCCCATCCCTCCAAGAAGCGGTGAAACAGATTGAAGCCGCTGTCTCCAAGTCCATGACCAAGCCATCGCATTACATGGTGAAAGCTTGCTTCTATGAAAGCGAGGAGGAGTAAATCCGCCAAGTACTACGCTGAGAACCCTGAAGCCAGGGAGAAGAAGAAGCAGTACGACACAGCGTATCATTCCACCACGGAGCGTAAGAAGTACAGGGCCTTCCTCAACAGGAAGAACCGAAACGCTGGGACCTACGGGAATGGGGACGGGAAGGACTACGACCACGACGAGAAGCGCATGATTTCAGCGACGAGAAACCGTAGCAAAAAGTAGCTATCTTTGTGAAAACTAAAGACTTACGCTATGCCAGCTAATCTTCAAAAGCAAATGCTCGGTGGTGACGGGGTGATGAGGTACATTGATTCGACCTCACCAATCACGGCAGCTTCGGGTTATCTTTTTGACTATGTAATCGTTAATGAATCAGCCACGATTGTCTCGCATCTAGTCGATGAAAACGGGGTTTCTCTAGCGACAGAGTGGAACCTAGGCGGTAAGGAGGTATCTCAGGGTATCCTCCTGATTGGGAAGAACGGTGCTCGGATTCGAGAAATTGAAGTAACCGTTGGTTCGGTTATTGGTTATCAATCAAGGGACTACGGGAATTTAAGGGTCTAACTGTATGCTGATACCTTACGGTTATGCGTATCCTAGCAAGGTCGTGTCTTTTGCTGGGGGTGTCTCTGGGGATAACCCTTACTGGGCTGCCTATAACCAAAGGGCTACGGCTGACGGGGCTCTACCAAAGGATGGCACTGGGAATGCTTGCTCAAGGACTCGTTTCTTGAATGCTATCCCAGATTACGTTTTCTTTGATTTCGACCAGCAGTACTTCGTCCCAGCAAATCAGCGTGCGGATACAGGCGGGGCTATTTCGAAGGACATGAACATCTACGGTTGCAGCCTTAACGAGTACTACGCATCCATTAATAATTACGACTTCTTCAAGTTCTTTAACACGACTTGGGAGGCTTACGAGCAACGTGCGAACACCGACAGCGCTGTGGCTAGGGATTTAGCTTCAACGGCCTGTACCTCAACAAAAATGTACGACATAACCACATAAGAAATGCCAGCATCTCCACTCTTACTCTTAGTCCCCTACCGATACAAGGCAGCTGTCTTGTATTCTCAAATCCCTATCTCTGCATCAGCGAGTGGGGACTTTGTTGTCTCTCGTGCTGGGAATACAGCCTCTAGGATTCTAGGGAACGGGAACATCGAGACAGGGGTTTTAGCGAATATCGCTAGGATTAACTACCCCCGCACAGGGGTTGCAAGCGGTTGTGCTGGGTTGCTGGTTGAACCTGCTGCTACGAACGGAATCCTTAACTCGCAGGATACTACAACGAGTTGGATTTTGGGTGCAAACCTGTCAAGCGGTTATACTGACGTAATTGGTGTGAGCGGTAACAACTTGACCGTGGCGGTTAGTGGTTCGAGCATTGGCTCAGATGCTGGTGTTTTGCGCAGGACTCCCAATAACGTAGCCCTCGCAAGTGGCAGCACCTACACGCTTTCATTTTTCTTAAAGAAAACAGGAGCGCACACGATTGGCGGATATTATGCAGTTATAACTGGCGCAGGAGGAGGCAACCTTGGTGGGGGATTTAATGTCAGTGGTTCTTTTAGCAGCGGTCAAATTTATAATTCCGCATTCACAACAAACCGAATACGCAGGGTTGAACAATGGGGAACGGACGTTTATCGATGCTCCGAAACCTTCACTATGACTGCAAGTGGAACGCTGACTCAATTAGGATTAGGACCAACTACTGCAGTAAACAATCCATTGCATCCAGCAGTCGGTCTTGGCATTGCCTTCGCTGCCCCACAAATCGAATTGGGTTCTCTACCTACATCGTTTATATCAACGGTTGCATCAGCAGTCACTCGCAACGCAGACGTTATCACCAACAACCAGTTTGTTATCCCCAACCTAATCGGGGCGATACTCACAGAGTTTGAATCACCAACCTCTGGGACCTACTTTGTAGACAACCTCCCAGTAACCCTTGTAAGCGGTTACAACAAGGTGGCTATATCATACACCCCCACAACGATAACTGTTTACAGGAACGGGACGCAGGTGTCTGGTTCTCCATTCTCACCCCCTGGTGGTGTGCTACCCATCCTTGGGAACGTCATCAACATAGGGCACAACAACCAGTATTATCAGCTCGGTGCGAACATCCGAAGCTTTGTATTGTATTCATCAACACTCACCGCTGCAGAAGCAAGCGGGTTAACCACTTAAAATATGTCTGGAGCAGTATTCACATTAGGAAATTCAGTTTCTGGTTCTCTATCGCTTGGTAGCGCACTATCGAAGTTTGGTCGTGTAGCTGGGCAAGCTGGCTTCACCATCGAGCAAGAGGAGGAGACGCTAAACAATACCGTGACCTCACGATACGCTGGCTTAGCTGCTGTAACGGTGAGCGGAGTCACGAGCGTCTTAAACCCAAGCTTGGTTCTCATCCCATCGGCCTACAACACCTCTGGGTCCACTGGTATTCTCTACTCTCTTCATTCGAAACCAAACGGGGTTGCAGACTTTGTGGTGACAAGGGCAACGGAGGGGACAAGGTTTAACTCAGTAGGTAAGATTTCTACTGTAGGGAGCGGTGACGCTAGACTAGATTATCTTACGAGCGGTGGAACGGTTGGACCCCCTGCTCTCTTGGTGGAGCCGAGTGCTGCCAACGGAATCTTTAACTCGGAGAACACCGCAACAAATTGGTCTTTAGGCGCAAACCTAACAAGCGGTTATACTGACGTAATTGGTGTTAGCGGTAACAATTTGACCGTTGCAGCAAGTGGTTCGGGTATAGGAAGTTCTGCTGGCGCTTTGCGAAGGACATCAAACAACGTAGCACTTGCAAGTGGTAGCACCTACACGATTTCGTTTTTAATGCGTCAAACAGGCGCGCACACGATTGGCGGTTATTATGCAGCCATAACTGGTGGAGCGGCAGGCGACCTTGGCGCTGGATTCAATGTTAGTGGCTCTTTTAGTAGTGGCTCGCTTTTTTCCTATACAGGTGCTACCAATAGGATTCGTAGGGTCGAAAGGTTTGGCACGGACGTTTATCGTTGCTCCGAAACCTTTACAATGACGGCAAGTGGAACGCTAACAACATTGTCTGTTGGACCGACCGTTTCAGTTACATCGGACACAAACTCGGCAAGTGGTACAACGATGGCCTTCGCTGCCCCGCAAATCGAACTCGGTGCATTACCGACATCGTTCATCCCCACAACCACCGCAAGCGCAACCCGCAACGCAGACGTGATAAACCTATCAGGCGCAGGCAGCGGATGTATCGGTCAGACGGAGGGAACGATTTATTGGGAAGGCGAGTCTTTGGCAAGCGGTGCGCAAGACATAATTAGTATAAATCAAAGCAATACAAATTCAGTCTACATCACGAAAATTACCACAAATGTGTATAGATGCGTAGTAATAGCAAGTGGAACGGCGTTAATTGTTGATGATACAGTTGTAAAGACGGGCTTTGTAAAAATTGCTTTTGCATACAAATCAGGTAATACCGCTTTATTTATTAATGGGGCGCAAGTGGGGTTAACTAATACAACTGTATTTACTTTTAGTGGCGCATTAAATACTTTGATTTTTGGGCCTGGCGATTACTATTCGGGCAGGCCTGACCAAAAATGTAGGACCGTTGCCCTCTACTCAACCCGCCTAACCAACGCTCAACTCGCAGCCCTTACGACCCTCTAATGGCTACCTTCCGCAAGTACGCATTCCCCAAGCAGGCCGACGCTGACAAGGTGCTGGCTTTCTGCACAGGCACGACCGCTCCCGTTGACCTTGGAGTCTTAAATGGATTCATCGCCTACGATATCCTTTGGGAGGGCGACGCTCCCGAAGATGCTACCCAGTACGAAACTTGGCCCGAACCCTGCGGTGTTCACTCCTTTCTCGGATGGGACGAGCAGTACACCGAGGACTATAACGCTCATCACAACAATGAAAGCGAAGAAGTCTCCGAGTAAGATTATGGTGGATGCCCCAGAGGGGTACCACTGGATGAGCCAAGGTGGTCGTTTCTACCTAATGAAGCACGATGGGGAGTTTAAGCCTCACAAGGAGGCTTCGCTGAAGATGCCATTCAAGGTCATCGCTAGTCATCAATAAAAATAGGGGCCTTCCCTTGCATCTTGCTGTAAAGCTTGTGCACCATGTACCTACCCTTCTGCGAGAGGCAGTACCTCGTTCGAAACCTTTGGTTCTCCTCAATATTGAATCGCTGCCTATCCTCGTTGGAGATATCCCCGTGTTTCATGTAGACGAATAGCAGGCCTTGCCTCACAAGCGGGTCTATATAGTCCTTCCTCATCGTTTCAACACGAGACAACCCAAAGGTCTTGCAGATATAGTAAGCGGTGAAGTATTCAAGGTCGTAAACGAAGAGCATCATCTCAAGCTGGGACTGGCTCACATCGTAGGCCTTTCTTATGTCCTGGCAAGCCAATCTGTAGTACTTCATGTAGGTGCTACCAATCTTGGACTTATCCGCCTTGGCATACTCCTTGATGTTCATCACGGTCCCCCGCTTCTTGGGTATGATTTTCTTGCGTGGCATTTAATTGTATATTTGTGCAAATTTAATTCAAATGAAAGAAAAAGACATCAAATCCTTCTCCAAGGAGTTCAAAAGGATTAACAACGAAATCAAGTCACTGCTTATCAAGTACGGGGCTACGGATGATTCCTTCTACGTTGTAACCGTTGGCATCAAGCAGGGTGACTTCATGATTTCAGAGGAGGAGCGAGTTCAAAACTCGATTGACGGAATTGACAACTCCGAGCGTGTTGACGTATTCTACGCCACAAACGTGACGGATGAGGAGGTTCTTGAGGAAATCCTTGACGGGGTTTACGAAGCCTACAGCGCTGAGATAATTGAAGACCGCAAGAAGCAAATGCGTTCAGAGCCATCGCCCCCAGAAAAGGGTAGCACCACGGCTGATTATTGGATTAACTTGAACTAAAATGATTCGTAAGATTATCATTGGGGTCAACCCCAAGGACGCTATGGCCTACTTTATAGGCATGGCAGCAGGTGGCGGTCATGTCGTTGCCATCGAGGAGCATGAGTCTGGGGATAGGTTCGATGTTTACATCGAGAACTCCGAAGGTACGCTCCATTGGAAAACTATTAATAAAATGCCTGTAATCGTTGAGTATGACTGCAAATTCTAATTTAAAGCCCGTAAACGACTTCCTTGTAAGGCTTCCGAAGAAGTTCAAGGATACCTTCACCATGGCTGGTCAAGAGTTCTACCTTGAGAACAAGTTCCGTGAATTTGAGAACAGGTACTGCTACGGGGAGGTTGTTGGTATCCCAGAGAAGCACGATACACCAGTGAAGGTCGGTGATACGCTGTACTTTCATCACCATGTGGTTCTTGACAAGCGTGCAGAGATAGAGAAAGACATCTACCTTGTTCGCTATTCAGTACACGGTGGTCATGCCACACAGGCTTATGCGTACAAGCGTGACGGGGTTATCAGATTGTTTTCGGATTGGGTCTTCGTCCATATCGAGAAGAAAAAAGAGGATAAAACGTCCTCTGGCATCATCTTGCTACCTGAAGCTGTTAAGAAAAACGTCGCCACGGTGGCCTATGACTCCGATACGCTTGAGCACTACGGCATCGCTAAGGGGGACACGGTTGTTTTCGCAAGGGATGCTGACTATGAGATGGAGTTGGACGGTGAGACGGTCTATCGTATGCGAATAGACGACATCCTTTATGTCGAAAAAGCGTAAATTCTCGACGGTAGAAGCAGCTGAAAGCCTCCTGTTGTCGATGGAACACGCCATTCACAACATGATTGAAGAGGTTCGAAAGCCCGTTTCACCCGATTTGACTGGTGCGGCAAGGAAAGCTGAGCTGTCATCCATCAAACAAACTGTTGTCGACGCTAGAGAACTGCTCCAAGAGAGGCAGAGGATTGAGGATATGATTATAGCACTGAAGGATAAGGGGGAAATCGAGGACAAGACGGACTATTCCAGCGGATTTGCTGAGCAATTTGCAAAATAATGGCTGGTTTAAAGAATATCAAGGGCTTCAAGTCAGAGGTCATCAATATCTGTCCCCAGGATACGAGCGGAGAGGTTATTGAGATAGCCGAACTCATCATCCAACTACCGAAACAGCCCGAAAAGAGCAAGATTCTCTTCAATGGAAAGCCCAAGGCTCAGCAGAAATGGGAGCGCATCCCGCCCCCCAAGGAGTTGCTAAAGATTCGTTCGATGGACGAGTGGAACGAGCAGCCCAAGGAGTTCAAGGACCGCTTCACCCCCTACATCGCTGAGGAGTTTAACAGGCGTAAGAACGGGGTCTGGTTCTACAACAACGGTGAACCCACCTACATCACTGGAGACCATTATATGCTACTCCAATGGAGCCAGATGGACATCGGTTACGGTGGCTACTTAGACTTCCAAAGGAAGCTTTACATCCATGCGGAGGCTTGTTTTGTTGACCCACGTTGCGTTGGACAGGTTTACGTCAAGTGCCGTCGTAGCGGGTACACGAACATCAGCTCATCCATCATCGTTAACAAGGGTACACTCGTCTCCGACAAGGTTCTTGGTATAATGTCCAAGACTGGTAAGGACGCTCAGGAGAATATCTTCATGAAGAAGGTCCTCCCGATGTACAGGAGCTACCCATTCTTCTTCAAGCCTATTCAGGACGGCACAACGAATCCAAGGGTTGAGCTTGCTTTTAGAGAGCCCGCCAAACGCATTACGAAGACCAACAAGACCACTACAAGGACGGAGGCACTAGATACAGTCATCAACTGGAAGAACACGACCTCGAACGCCTATGACGGTGAGAAGCTGTATGTGCTCTACCTTGACGAGGCTGGAAAGTGGGAGAACCCGATGGACATCACGGAGGTATGGCGAATCCATAGGACCTGTCTCATCGTTGGTAAGAAGGTCGTAGGAAAAGCACTGGTTGGTAGCACTGTAAACCCTCTAGACAAGGGCGGTGCCAACTTTCGAAAGCTCTATGTTGACTCCGACCCAACAGATAGAAACGAGAACGGTCGCACGAAGAGCGGCCTCTACAGGATATTCGTCCCAGCATACGAAGCCCTTGAGGGGTTCTTTGACGTTTACGGGATGCCCATCGTTGAGAACCCAAAGTCCCCCGTGATGACCATGGATGGGGATATGGTGTCAATTGGGGCTAAGACCTACCTCTCAAACGAGCGCAAGGCTCTCAGCAAGGATGGTTACGAGCTAAACGAGGCTATACGCCAGTTCCCATGGACGGAGGATGAAGCCTTCAGGGAATCAACAAAGTCATCCCACTTCAATATCGGGAAGATTTACGAGCAGATTCAGTACAACAGGGAGCTCTACCCAGACCCGATTGTGCGTGGTAACTTCGTCTGGAAGGACGGCATACCCGATACGGAGGTCCTTTGGTCCCCAGATGCTAACGGCAAATGGAGGGTTTCTTGGCTACCGCCAGCGCACCTGAGGAACCTGAAGTCTATCAGGAACGGCAAGTTCTACCCCATGAACGAGCACATGGGAAGCGGGGGAGTCGACTCCTACGATATTGATAATACGATGGACGGTAGGGGCTCTAAGGGCTCCTGTCACCTATTCAACAAATTCAATATTGAGCACCCATCCAATGTTTTTGTTGCCGAATACGCAGAGAGGCCACCTCTTGCGAGGATTTTCTATGAGGACGTTCTCCAGGCTTCCGTATTCTTCGGATACCCACTTCTCATTGAAAACAATAAATATGGGATTTTTAGATACTTCGAGGCACGAGGATATGACGGGTTCATTCTTGACCGACCAGAACATCTCAGGGCTCCACATAGCAATGCAAATATAAAAACTAAGGGTATACCCTCTAATAGTCAAGACGTTATCCAGGCGCACGCTCAATCCATAGAATCGTACATCCACGAGCACGTCGGCATCCACGACGAGACTGGGGAGTACGGGAGGATGTATTTCGAGCGAACGCTGGAGGACTGGATTAACTTCAAGGTGGATGACCGTACCAAGTTTGACTTAACCATCTCTTCGGGACTTGCCCTTTTGGCAGCTCAGAAGTACAAACAACCCATCAAAAAGGCCGATTTGTCAGATAAAGTCTTCTTCAGAAAGCACAAACCTATAATTCGCTGATTATCAGCGTTTTTTAGTATATTTGTAGCCAAACTGACCGAGCGAAACGCATGGCAAAAGACTTCAATTTCCCATACGGGAATTTCCCCAATCCTTTAGTTCCAAGGGAAGCCAAGGAACAAAAGGCTTACGGGTTAAAATACGCAAAAGCTATTGAATCCCAGTGGGGAAGGACGGAAGAGCCGCAGAGCGTTTTCGCAAGGCGCTTTGGGGAGTTTGAGAGGAACAGGGACTACGCCAACGGTACGCAAGACGTATCCATCTACAAGCAGATTCTTACATCTCTAGACCCCAACAACGGGGACGGTTCCTTGCTGAACCTAGACTGGTCTCCAGTCCCCATCGTGCCGAAGTTCGTCCGTATCGTCGTTAACAAGATTCTTTCACGCAAGCCTTACCCGAATGTGGAGGCCGTTGACCCGCTGTCCATTTCAGAGAAGGAGGATAAGAAGGCGAAGGTCCGTTTTGAGATTAACAACAAGGAGACGATTGCCATGGCCAACGAGCTTGGCATCAACACAGGGGTTAACGTAGAAAAGCTACCAGAGACCCCAGAGGAGGCTGAGATTTTCCTTGAGAGCAACGTGAAGACCAATGCGGAGATTGCATCGCAGATTGCAGCTAATCTAACACTTGAGTGGAACGATTTCAACGATGGGGTGCTCAGGCGCTGCGTCAACGACCTCGTTGCGCTCGGTATGGCTGTAACGAAGCGTGACAACGACCCGAACTACGGAATTTCCACGAACTATGTGGACCCGTCTTATTTTGTCCATTCCTACACAGAGGACCCGAACATGGCTGACCTCTCCTACGCTGGGCACATCAAGCGCATCAGCATTCAGGAGCTAAAGCGTTTGGCTGGGGACCAACTGACGGAGGAGGATTATGAGAAGATAGCTAGAGACGTTCAGTATAAATATTCGAATGTCCCTGGGCGTATGAGCTTAAGCAACTACGACAGATACAGCCAGCGAACTGTTTATGGGTACGATGAGTATATCGTTGAGGTGCTTGATTTTGAGTTCTTGTCCGTTGACGATATCTATTACGAGGGGAAGGAGTCTCGCTTTGGTAATGTAGGGTTCTACTACAAGGGAAATACATACACCCCGCCTCGTGACAGCGTATACGACAGGAAGCCCTATAAGATGTCTTACACCACGGTTTACGGGGGTAGCTACATTGTAGGTACAAACATGATTTACAACTACGGGTTGAAGAAGAACATCCCTCGGAATGTCCATGACATCACCCGTGCTAGGCTGTCTTACAGCGCTGTGGCTGTTAACCTTCGCAGGTTGCAACCCAAGTCCATGGTTGGCTCGGTTATCGGCTTTGCTGACCAGCTGCAGATTACGCACCTGAAGATTCAGCAAGCGATTGCGAAAGCCAAGCCAGATGGTTTGATTATCGACGTTGAGGGATTGGAGAATGTGCAGCTCGGTCAGGGTGGTGATTTGCAGCCATTGCAGATTCAGGACATCTACGAGCAGACTGGTATCTTCTACTACCGCTCCAAGAACCCAGAGGGTGGATTCCAGAACCCGCCTATCCGTTCGATTGAGAACCAGATTAGGAATATCAACGAGCTTGTCAATCTATACAACCACTACCTACGCATGATTCGTGATGCCACTGGTATCAACGAAGTCGTTGACGGTTCCACACCGAAGGGCGATGCGTTGGTTGGAGTTCGTCAGCAAGCTATTGAAGCGTCTAACAACGCTGTCTATGATATCACGCACGGAACCTTGGTTCTGTACAAGAAGGTTTGCGAGGACGTTATTCGCTGCTTGCAGATTATGCCAACGGATTCCGTTATTTACAAGGTTTACGAGAACGCTATCGGTAAGTCCAATATGCAGGTGCTCTCGTCTTTCGCTGACCTACCGATGTATAACTTCGGTGTTCATGTGGTCACGGAGATGTCCGATGTCGACAGGGCTTACCTAGAGGGAAACATTCAGGCTTCCTTGTCTCAGCGTGAAATCGACCTTGAGGACGTTATCGCAATCCGCAAACTGAAGGATGTGGACCAGGCGGAGCGTTTGCTCCTCGTTCGTAGGAAGAAGCGCATCAAGCGCAACCAAGATATTGCAGCGCAGAATAGCCAGATGCAAGCCCAAGCGAATCAGCAGACGGCTATGGTTACATCACAGGCTAAGATTCAAGAGCTTCAAGCAGAGGCTCAGCTTGTGGCACAGAAGATTCAGTTAGAGACCCAATCAAAGTCCCAGCTGTTGCAACAGGAGTATATGTTGAAGATGGAGCTTGCAAAAGTCGAGGCGGAGATGAGGGGCATGATTGACCAAGGCGATAAGGCTTTCCGTCAACAGCTTGAACAGACCAAGGAGCAAGCCAAGGACGAGCGAATCCAGAAGCAAGCCGTTGAGCAATCTAAGCTCATCAGCCAGCGCAAAGGCGAGCGTGGAGAGATTAAGCCAGAGAGCGAAGAATTGATGGAGGCAATTTTGGGAGGACAACCACAAATGACAAACAATGAGCAAGCTTAACTTAGATTTATCGCAGCGACTTGATATTACCTGTAGGAAGGGTGATACATTTAAGATGCAGCTCCTTGTAAAGGACTCAAACAATGTGCCAGTTAATGTATCTGGCTCTATTTACAGCTATAAACTAGAAGTCAGAGAGACGGACACATCTCCGACTCCCATAATCCCAGCAAGCGGTTTCATTTTCAACGGGGACGCAAGCGGGAATTTAACGATAGAAGCCTCTGCTACGACGATGAATGTTGACTCTGGTTTGTATGTCTACGACCTTCAGACAACGATTATCGCCAGCGGCTTTGTTCAAACTTGGTTCTATGGGTTGTTCAACATTCACGAAGACGTTTCTGTTACATCATGAGCTCTAACAAAATAATCGTAGTTAAAGAATCAGCTAACAGTTTGACTGTTGGGCTGCCTATCACTCAAGAGACGCTTGAAAGCGTAACCTCAAGGGGTAACACAACGGCTAACGGAATCTCGGTTGGGAGCATTGTTGCCCCGACGGCTTCTGGGACATCTCTAAACTTTACGAACGCAACGGTTTCTGGGCTTAATGCTTCGGGTATTACAGCGAACAATGTCAGCGGAACTTCTATAAGCACGGTTAGCGCAACAATTACCGCTGTTGAAGCATCCTCTGTCGTAGCTAGCAGCGTTACTTCAACAAACGTAAGTTCGACCACAAATGCATCTGTATCGGCTACAACCAATCTTTTAACGGTTGGGACACCTTTAATATCTACCGTCTTAGACGGTCAATCTATTGAAGTATTATCTAATTCAGGTACTGGTAATATACCATCGATTAGGTTTAGAGACACGGATACAAGTTCTACACTATTTCAACCAATCGGGCAGATTGAGTTTGTTTCAAACGACTCAGGGAATCAAGGCATAAAAGCTTTAATAGAAGCCATTTCTGTTAATACTAGCGGAGACGCAAATCTCCAATTCTATACAAAGAGCGGTGGTGGTACTTCGGGGCCAACGGAGCGTCTAAGAATCAATTCTTCGGGCAATGTATCAATAGGGGCCTCTGGTAATGCCACTGATAGACTTTTTGTTAGCGGGAATAGCAATTTTGACGGGGATATGAATGTGGTTGGGGATATTGACACAGCGGGAAATATCACCGTACAAAAAGGCAATCCACGAATCAGATTGAGAGACACTAGTATGGGAGGAGCCTCTAAGGGATTTGATATACAGATAAATAGCTCAAGATTCGAAATTATAGATGACACTCATAACTTTGATATTCTTGATTTTGATTTTGATGCGCCATCATCTGGTCATACATTAACATTAGCGTCAAATAAGTTTGTCATCGCTAACGCTCCTAATGGTAACTATAACCCATCGGCAAGCGTTACTGTTGACGGGAGCGGGAATGTAGCTGTTGGTCTTTCTGGTACAACGCATCGTTTCCATGTAAGTGGCTCTTCTGCATT